AGGACGGCCCGTCCGAACTGTCACGCAACCTGTCAGGACTACAAAGATTTCGTGATTGAGCGGCAAAAATATCACGATGAGCGGCGAAAACAGTCTGTCATTGCCGAATATATCAAGTCAAGGCATGAAAGACTGGACAAGTACGATAACAGAAGGTGAGTGATGCAAATTGGACAAGATTACCCCTGATATGCTGATGACATTTCTGATTGTTGCGGCGGCGCTAATTGGTTTTATCCTGATATGCTGGAATTTGATAGACAAGATTAAAATAGCCCATCAGCCAAAGGACAGCATGGCGCAGTGGCAACGCGAAACGGACGAGAAACTGAAACGTGACAAGGAACGGCTGGACATCCTGGAGGACGGAAACAAGGTCATCTGCCGTGGCATCCTCGCACTGCTCAGCCATGAGATTAACGGAAACTCAACGGACAAGCTAAAAGCAAGTCAAAGCGAAATAACAAACTATCTGATTGACAGATAATGAAAGGAGAATGGTTATGACGAAGGAAGATTGGGTTCGTAAACTTACCAGCAGAAAATTTTGGGTTGCTATTGCCGGACTGGTCACTGGTATTGTCGGATTCCTGAAAAATCCTACCACAGATGCGGAAGTCATCACATCCCTGATCATGGCGCTCGGGTCAATTGTTGCCTACCTTGTTGCCGAAGGTTTGGTGGACGCTGCCCGTGAAAGTGGTGATCTTTACGTCACAGAGCCGGAAGAAAAACCGCCCGAAAAAGTTGAATGACAACACGAAAAATGCTATACTGTCTTTATAAAAGGCAGGAGGGCAAGCGTTATGACCAAGAAACCGTATTTAACTGAGCTGACGGATGAACAGAAGGCAGCGCAGATTCCCGTTTATCTCCACGACCGCGAAATGGCGCGGGCGGAGCATGACAAACGAGGCTGGAAGACGGCGGCGTTCGTCGAGCTTGCTATCATTGTCATCATGATTGTTGCTTTCTTTATCTACGAAAGCCAGTTCGATACTTATTCCTATGAGCAGGAAGCGCGTTATGATTCAGAGGTTCAAACCTCTATCCTGAACAACGGTACAGGGAGGGTAACGTATAATGGCAACGGTAGTGAAGCAGCGAGTGAAGGTACGTGTCAAGAAGACCAGCAGCCGGAACCCGATGAAGGAATGCCCGAAATGTAACGGTACAGGTCGTGTTCCAAGATGACAGAACTGAGCAAAACGGAGCTACAGACTGCCATCGACGAATGGACAATCGGCAGGAACGGCGAACGAGACCGCGCCATCCTGCGCCGACGTTTGATAGACGGCATCCCTTTTGAAAGGCTGGCGGAAGAATTCGATCTTTCCGTCCGCCACACCAAGGAAATTGTTTACAAAAGAGTTGACTATATGTTCAAGCATATCCCCGGTTAATGCCGGGGATTTTTCATTTTGAAAATTTCTTCAAAAAGATTTTTAAAAAGGGCTTTACTTTTGGCTTATATTGGTGTATACTTATATCAGAGTTAAGGAAGACCTTAACCGAAGGAGGGCAACACAAAATGACGAAACTGTACAACCGCAAGACACAGGAAGTTCAAATCATCGAAAGCAATGACGAAGCGTTTATCAACATGAGCATCAAGATTTGGGTTATGTACCACAACGAAAACAATCCCAACAACCGGATCACCAAGAAGGATATCATCGTAATCGACTAACAATCAACAAGCCGAGCCGGGGCGGCAAAACCCCGGCAGAAGGAGGAAATATGTATTACCAGATTAACGAAGCAACTGCCCGCAAAGCCAAGGAAATGAACAGCTTTTTCGATTACAAGGAAGGAAGCGCAACCGAAAGCTACCGCTCACAGGTTGATGAAGCAATGCGTCTTGCCGAAGAATGCAAAGAAAAGGTTGATCCCATGTACCATGAAAAGATCGACTATTATGCTGATTTGTATGCCCGCAAGCTGGCGGAAAACATGAACAGGCGTTATGAAATTGATACCCGTTGCCCGTCTGTACTGATTACTGGTGGAAGCAAATTTCCTGTTCATAAGAAGGAAAAGCAGAACGCTGCGCGGGATAAAAACTGGGCGGAATATGAGGACATCCAAGGCATTCTGCGCAAAATGCAGGGTGTTGGACACGGCGGCATTATGAGTGATGATACCCGGGCAATCGAAAAGCTGGAAATCAGGCTTGAAGCACTGGAACGGGAACAGGAACACATGAAAGCCGTCAATGCTTGGTGGAGAAAGCACGGGACGCTGGATGAATGCCCGGAACTAACGGAAAAGCAGCGCCAGGAAATCAAGGAAGATATGGCGCGTGGCTGGCGCTGTGATAGTAAACCCTTCCAAAGCTTGGCCCTGTCAAATAACAATGCCAATATTCGCCGCATCCGGGAACGCATTGAAGCCCTGAAAAAAGAGCAGGAGCGGGCGGAGAATCCTACAGAAGAAACGCATAACGGCTTTATCCTGCGGGAAAATGCGGAACTTTGCCGCATCCAATTTATTTTCGATGGAAGGCCGGATGAACAGACACGCACCATCCTGAAATCATATGGTTTCCGCTGGGCTCCGTCTTCTGGCGCATGGCAACGGATGCTGAATGATAACGGCCGGAGCGCCGCCCGGCAAGTGATGAAAGAAATGGAGGGCTGAACATGAAAACCACCGTATACCGCTATTACTGCCGTTTCCGTCCGCCTATGCCGGGAGCTATCCCCCGGCAAGGGCTTGTCCGGGCTTACAGCTACGATTACAAGCAATGTATCGGGGGTGTAGGGGCTTGGGGCTTTGCTGAATATGACCGGGAGCTTACAGCGGAGGAAATCTATCAGTATGAGCTTTCTCCTTCTCAAAATAACCCCCTTGAATATTCCGAATAGTAGGTGTATACTTTTCCAGGAGGTGGGAACATGGCATCGGAAGCTCAAAAAAAAGCAACCTTGAAGTATGACGCGAAGAACACAAAGCAATACCATCTGAAACTGAACCTAAAAGAAGATAAGGAAATTATCGCAAAACTCGACAGCCTTGAAAATAAACAAGGGTATATAAAAGCCCTGATAAAAGCTGACCTTGGAATAGAGGATTGACCGCTTCGGCGGTCTTTTTTTATGAAAAATTTTTTTCCAAAACCCCTTTACTTTTGGAAAGAATAGGTGTATACTTATAGCAAGGATCAGGAAATGATCCACCAAGGAGGGCAACACGATGAAATGGAGCAGAAAGACGCAAGAATTCCAGTATGCTGATTACATTAGCGAAAGCGGGAAATACAAAGTCAGAGACATGAGCATTAACGACAAAACGGGCTGGTGGAATGAAAACGGGAAGCGTGGATACTGGTGGGGATTGATCGAAAACATTAACGGAAACGAAAAGATTATTCAAGGGAATTTCAAAACAGCAAAAGCGGCAAAAGAATTTGCAGAAACACTCCAGTAAAACAAAGGCCAGCCGGGAGCCTTCAATCCCGGCAGAAAGTGAGGACAGTATGACCAGACAGCAGATGTACAGGGAGCTTGAACGGCTCTACGCGAACGTAGACTGGAGCGACAAAGACAGCATCAAGCAATATAACGAAAAAGCCCGCGAATATCGGAAAATGGTTGAGGAGGAAGAAGAAAATGACTAAACTGATCCAAGCCCTGATTGCCCGGATTCTTACAGCCGAAACAGAAACCGAATGGAACACCCTTTGCAGTGACATTGACCACCTTTACCAGCAGGAAAAGATCAAGTTCGCAGATCACGAAATGCTCTACCGCCTGATCAACAGACTTTATCAATAATCCTGCTTGCAGCAAGATAATTTCTGATGTATTATAAGTCAAACAAAAACAGGAGGGCAACACAATGAAGTACAAGCTCTACGCATCCTATGGCGTTCTCGCTCATGAAAAAACTCCGATTTTCTCAGACACCATCCCCGCATCCGATGCCTACAGTGTGATCACGGTCGAAATCCCGGACGAGTATCCGCTGTCGGAGAACGACCTCGGCGAAACCCTGATTGATATCGAAGGGAAAACGTACCTCTTGCAGGAAGTCCTAAAGAACAAAGGTGACGATCCTGTACTAAGCTGGTATGACGGTCACTCCTACCATACCGTCCCGCTTATGGTTGTCTGATTCTTATGAATAACAAATTATAAGCCGCCCATAATCGGGCGGTTTTTTTATTGCCCGTAAACAGCACTTTTTCCAGCTGAAACCAGCACCAAAGAAGCCCTTGGCGATCATCGTCAGGGGCTTATTTTTTTGCGAAAATTTCAGCGAAGGAGGCGATCAGATGAACGTTTTCATTGCCCGAATGATTGACTGCGGACTGTCACGAGAAACCGCTCTCGCTGTCTGCCGTTACTATATGCGCTACAAAACCATTGCCGATCTTGCCGAATACGTCACCGCTCTGGAGGCTGAAACATATGGCCGTATGGAAGCTGTATAACCCTTCCCCGGTTGGTCGAAATGTCGGCGACTGTTCCGTCCGGGCTGTTGCAAAAGCACTTGATACGGATTGGGAAACCGCTTACGCCCTGATTGCGATGAACGGCTTCCTGATGGGCGATATGCCGAGTTCGAACGCCGTCTGGGGCGCGGTTCTCCGGCAGAACGGTTTTTCGCGTTACGCCGTTCCGAGTACCTGTCCCGATTGCTACACCATCGGAGACTTCGCCGATGAAAACCCACACGGCATTTACGTTGTCGGGACAGGAAATCATGTCTGCACAATCAAGGACGGCGTGGTTTTTGACAGTTGGGATTCCCGCTCCGAAATTCCTCAATACTACTGGACAAAAGACAACGGTTAAGGAGGCCTTACGATGGCTTATAACAACGGTTTTCCCGTTACCTATCCTCAAATGTTCCCGCAGTACCAGCAACCATATCAAATGCCACAATACCAGCAAATGCAGCAGCCAGCGCAACAGCAAATCCAGCAGCCATCCTCCCGGATGGCGGAAGTGTTCCCTGCGGCGAGCGAAAAGACCGTTCTCGAATTTCCCGTTCAGGCCGGTACGACCGTAATGTTTGTTGCGAATGACGATACCTTTACCGCGATCAAAGAGGCTTCTGTGACCGGGCAGATTACGACCGTTTTCTTTGACCGCAGACCTCCATCCGCCGCTGAAAAGCCTGTCGATATGGCTCTGTATGTGACCCGTGACGAGCTGGAAAAACGTCTTGCTGCTTTCGGCAAATCGTCCAGAAAAGAAACGGAGGTAGTTGAAGCATGAGCTTCTTTAATCAGTTAGGAAAAGCCCCGCAGATGCCAGCGACCGGATTTCAGAACATGATGCAACGCTTCCAGCAGTTTCAGCGCATGTTTTCCGGAAACGCGGAACAACAGGTAAAACAGCTTCTCCAGTCCGGGCGTGTCACGCAGGATCAATACAATCAGGCCGTTCAGATGGCGAAGCAGTTCCAGCAGATGATGGGCGGTAAATAAAAAGCGCAATCCCGCTCAGTGCGCAGGGGCGGTTTGCTAATAAATGAAAGGACATAAAACAATGGCTCTTACAGATGAAAATGGCGGCACGAACACTACTATGCTCGTCCAGCCCTCCGGCTTCGGCGGAAACGATGGTTTCATGGGCGGGAACGGTTGGTGGATCATCCTTCTCTTCATCCTGCTTGGCGGCTGGGGCAACGGCTTCGGCGGTGGTTACGGCGGCTTTGGTGGTGGCATCAACGAACTGTACCCGTGGATGAACAACAGTCAGAACATCAATTCCGGCTTCCGGGATCAGATGCTCAACGACAATATTACCTCCATCCGTGACGGCGTATACGGTATCAACAACCAGCTCTGTTCCGGCTTTGCTGGCGTGAACGCCTCTATCACCGGTGCTCAGAACGCTCTTGCCCAGCAGATGTACACTAACCAGATCGCTGACATGGAACGTTCCTTCGCCGCTCAGACTGCTTCTACCGCTGGCATGACCGCTCTCCAGTCTCAGCTCGCTCAGTGCTTGAAGAAAGTAGTCCAGAAAGTCAAGGACGCTTTCACCTTCGCAAAATATGAAGCAGTAGGCACTTTAGCGGCGTAATCCGCTATGGCAATCGGGTGAATTGCTGGAAAACCTAAGTTTGCACTTTACTTTCGCACTGTTTTGTTGTATAATTAAAATAGAATAAGCGGAGGTGAAGTACATGTATTATGTGTATGAATGGTTTGTTGTGGAAACTGGCGAGGTAATCTACGTCGGAAAAGGCACCGGGCGAAGATACAAAGTCAGGAAACACAACCGGCTCTTTAATGAAATGATACGTCGTTTTGAATGCGATAGTAGAATAGTTAAAGAGTTTGGAACCGAACGCGAGGCTTTTGAGTTTGAGTTTGTCCGTATAAACGAAATGCACGAACGCGGTCAATGTGTGTGTAACATACATAATGGCGGATATGGTGGAACCGTGGAATGGTGGACAGACGAATTGCGGGCGCATTATTCGGAAATAAATGTGATGAAATCAGAAGAGCAACGCAAACGCATGTCTGAAAACAATCCCATGAAGGACAAGAAGATAGCTGAAAAGACAAACAGCCGGAAACGGAAAGCTGTAATTATAGGCGAACGTGAATATCCTTCAATTAAGGCGGTTTGTGAGGCTTACCATACTTCGTCTGAAGTGGTCTCAACGTGGTGCAAAAAAGGTGTCAATGCCCAAGGTGAAAAGTGCAGATACAAATGGCTTGACCAAGCTGAATTTACAGACAAACGATATAACAAGGGCGGAAGCCGTGCAGTCGTTTATAAAGATGTTCGGTATGAGTGTATCAAAGATTTCGCCATTTCGATTGGAATCGGCGAAAGAACGGCATCCGAATGGTTAAAACGTGGATTCAATCCTGACGGAATACCATGCCGGTATGAGAATGATGCGCGCGAACTGGTTTTTATAAATAGACATGTTGCGCGGAATAAAGCCAAATCAAAGCCAGTAATTGTAAATGGGGTTGAGTATAAGTCATGCGAAGAGGCAAGTAAAGCACTCGGAATCGCAAAGACAACAATCTACTCCTATTTGCAAGGCATAAGGAAAAGCACAAAGTACATTTGCAAATATGGCAATCAGCAGCCAAGCCGGGGGAATACCGATGACAGTACCCCGGAAGGTTCAACGACTAACAGGTGAGGACGGTAGACCAATAATCCTGACACGAGTGCCCGACCCCTACCCGCAAGGGAGGGTGAAGATATAGTCTGAACTCACGAGGAAACCGTGAGAAGTATAGGATAAAGAACCTATACGATAACATAATTGGCTGCGATAACCGCGCCGCGACCGCCGACCTCAAATATACCGTGGCGACAGAAAACTGCGCCGACCGTACCGCTGCCGCGCAGAACACCCGCGATATCATCGACGCTCAGACCCGTGGCACTCAGGCGATTCTCGACAAGCTCTGTGCTCTCGAATTGGACGGCGTGAAGGGTCAGCTTGCCCAGGCGCAGCGTGAGAACGTCGGCCTCCAGAACCAGCTCAACATGGCGACCATGCAGGCTTCTCAGACCGCGCAGAACGCTTTCATTTCTCAGGGCTTTGCAAATGAAGTGGACGCTCTGTACAACCGACTGAACTCCTGCCCCGTGCCCACTACGCCCGTCTATGGCCGCACTCCGATTTTCACTTGCAATAACGGCGGATGCGGCTGTGGCGGCAATAGCTTCACTGCGTAAGGAGGGGTGACCGTGGCTGAGTATGTTTACAACCCTGTGCAGACCGTTCTCCCGAACCAGAACGTGCTTTTGCAGAGCAGTATTCCTTGCAATCGGGGCTATGTGATTCACCGTAACGGCTCCGGCATCCTTACTCTGCGTGGTTGCGTCAATGGCACCGGCTGTTTTGCCCGGTATCAGGTTACGGCAAACATGAACATTGCGCTTCCGTCCGATGGGGCTGTCGGCCCTGTATCTGTTTCCCTCGCCATTGACGGCGAACCGATCCAGACGAGCAAGGCAATTTTCACTCCGGCGGCAGTTGCGGATAATCCGCCGACGGACAACAACTTTGGCAATGTCACCAGCACGGCTATCATCACCGTTCCCCGTGGCTGTTGCTACACGATTGCCGTTGAAAATACGTCCGCTGGCTTGACGGCGGCTGATCCTTCACCCGCAATCCTTGTTAAAAATGCCAACCTTACCGTAACCCGTATAGCCTGACGGAAAGGAGGATAAAAATGCACGATCTCCACGAACTCAAAGAAAAACTGCTGAAAGAACTCGAGGAATACGGCGGAAACGCCAAATTCTCCAAAGAAGATGTTGAAACCATCAAATACATGGCTTCCGCCATTGATCATATCTGCAATATTTCTGAGGATGAAGAAGGCTATTCAAACCACTACCCGTATTACATGGGCGGTTCTTACGATGACGGCATGAACCGTAACGGCTCCTACCGTGGGCGGAGCTACGCCGGACGGCGCAACGGCCGCCGCGACAGCATGGGACGCTATTCACGTGAGGGCCTTGCCGACAAGATGCGTGACCTGATGGACGAAGCCCCGGACGAACGTACACGTCAGGAAATCCAGCGCATGATTGAGAAGTTCGAAAACAACTGATAGGAGGAATGGCCGTGATCACCGAACAAGACCTTCAAGCGGCCATTGCCGAATGTCAGGGCAAACGTAATCCCGATGCCAGCACTTGCATCAAGCTCGCGGCGTTTTACACGATCAGAAACGAGTTGTTTCCGCAGGAACACTCCGCAGAACCTTCCGACCGTCTCCCGGCCTATTCCTTTTCTCCCGCTCCCGATGAACCCCAAGACGCTTTTGTCGCCATTAACAGCGACACAGAATTTGCTCAACAGATCGATGGCAAGCGGCAGGAGGAAGTCTGGCCCGTGATTGACGAACTGATGACCATTATTAAAACGCTCCACCCGCGCTTGTATGCAGCCGTGCTTTCAAAATTCTAACTTCGGCCCGTCCCTTCGGGGGCGGGCTTTGCATATCTTTCCGCATATTTACAAAACGATTTATTATATGCAAAACCGACATATATCGACATATCATTTTTGCACAAAAAAACACCGGAACAATGAAAGTTCCGGTGTTTTCACTGGCGCGCCCTGGGGGACTCGAACCCTCGGCCTTTTGATTCGTAGGCAACTAATACAATAGACGGATATTCTCATGTATCAGGATTATTCGCCGTTTCTGTTTTCTTTTGCATATCATTCCGCATATTTAACGCCTCGTTTAAGCGGTTTTTGGCCTCTTTTTCCCGCTCTGTGCCGGGGTGGTCATAGATGCGGAGGATCATCTTTTCATCGGCATGACCCATCCAAATAATAGCTTGGTGCATATCAACGCCAACGTCCCGGAGCATGGTACAATAGGAGTGCCGGAGATCGTGGGGCCGGATGCTGACGGGATGACCGGCGGCAGCGGAAAGGTCCTTCATGTATGATTCCCACGCCCACTGGAAAGAGGTTTCCGACATCATACCGCCGGATGCGCTTTTTGCAATGTAGCCGTCTATTTGCTCCAGATAGGGTTTTAAAACGTCCGGCACTGGGACCGCCCTCTTGCCCGCCTCTGTCTTTGGAACGTCCAAAACGGGGCGGTTTGAGTTAAAAGAGACGGCTTTATTGACGGTAACGGTTCCGTTGTGGATGTCGGAAGCTTCAAGGGCCAGCACTTCCCCGCGCCGGAGGCCACAGTAAAGCATGATCAGGGCGGGGAGCTGCATCCGGTGAGGCGTGGTCAGGATCAGCTCCCGCTCTTCCTCCGTGATGGCCCGGTGTGTGCCTTTTGTTCCCTTGGGAGGCTTGACGGATGAGGCATTGCAGGGGTTTTTCCTGATATAGTTAGCATCGACGGCGGACTGGAAAACGGCTCTGACCAGGATGCGGGTTTTGTGGATGTAGGAGGAAGAGCGGTTTTTGAGGGAAGCCAGCAGCTCAGAGATATGGTCGCTGGTCACGTCCCCAAGCTGCTTGTCGCCGATCTTGTCGAGGGCGGTGCTGAGGATGGACACATAGCAGTTATACGTCGTAGGCTTTACGTCTGCTTTGTAGACGGGGAGCCAGTAGGCGGTATATTCGGAGACGGTTTTGCTCTCCGTGTACAGTCCTTCGGCTTCCTGCCGCTTGAACTCTTCACGCTTGGCGAGCGCTTCGTCCTCCGTGGCTCCCATGAACTGACGTCCTTTGTAGACGCAGCAGTATCTTCCGTCTTTGCGCCTTTTTAGGTGCTGTTTTTTCGGGCGTGACATATTATTTAAAAGAAAACGGGGCGATTGTAAAATCACGCATAAAAACAGCGGCATTAAAGCCGTTTTCAATCACAATGTATTGCCCATCCTCTAAGTGAACCCTTGCTTCTGTAGGTGTTCCGCTTTCATATTCATCGTAATACTTATTTTCGTGGTTGGCAACTACAATTCTTCCAACCCTCTTTTTATATTCAAATGATTCGTCTTTTGGGTATCCTTCTCCCCATAGGAAAACACATATTCTCATACTGATATTCGTGCGCCCAACATCAGCGCATTTTATGATCCAGTCTCCGGCCGGTATATCTTTCCCGACCTGCCATATGCCTTGAGGCACTTGTACTTCCTTCCACTCTGGACGATTCATCATTTCAAACTGGCAGTTTCGGCGAAGCTCTGCAAGTTCATCAAAAGATAGTTTGGAAAGGTCTATATCTTCCGCAACGGCGGCAGGGATCAGCAGACAAAGAATCAGTGAAACGGCAAACAGCTTCTTCATTTACTTCGCTTCCTTTCCCAAAGATAGATCACTTTGTCTATATATATTAGACGCAACGGCGGTGTCGAGCGTTTGGAGAATGAACTGTTGCCCGGCTTCATTTAGGGAACGAAAGCCAGACAAAAGGCGGTATTCTTCTGGGGTGCTGGGTTCAAAGCACACGGATTTAGACTCAATATATTCTTCGTCTGTTGAGATTCCCAATAAGTAATCTGTACTTACATGAAACAGAGCGGAAAGTTTTTGGAGATTTGCAGCAGTAGGTTTGTTCTTCCCGGTGATCCAGTCGTGGACTGACGGTTGTCTTACGCCTAAAGTGAGTGCAAGCCATTTTTGTGTTTGTCCCATACGATCAAGGCATTCTTTGATCCTTGTCATAGCTTTCCCTCCTTTTTCTATTATTATATAGTTTATGGCTATAAAAGTAAATTTAAAAAATATAGTTGAAAACTATTGACAATAGTTTGAAACTATATTATAATAAGGGTGACCCCGAAAGGAAGGGGAAAAGAGGAGGGCAAAACGATGGCATATATCAAGAATATCAGCTTCGCCAGCGTTGGGAAAATGGAAGGATGCACCTGTGACAAGTGCGGTCAGTACATCCGCAACATCTGGACGGTTGATTATCAGGATGGCGTAAGGATGAACTTCGGAATTGACTGCTTTGAGAAACTGAGCAAGGGCAAGCTGAACGACTACGGTATGAAGCTGATGAAGAAAGCCCTGAAGAGCATCCAGTATTATCAGGAACAGCTTGAAGCGGAGAAAGCACTTACAGAAGAAACCGATGTACGGTATCAAGCGACTCAGAAACACTACGACTGGCAGAGTGATGATTACTGGATGGGCCATTCTTGGGAAGAGTATCACAAGTGGATGATTGAAGAATGGTATCCAGCAAGGTTCAAAGAAGCGCAGAAACAGGTAGACCGCTTCAAGAAAGTGAACTTCAACAGGTAATCATGCTATCCCGCCCCGGAGGTTACGAGGGCAAAAAATTTTTACCATAAAATAAGTTTAAAACTATTTACAAATAGCAAAAAATACAGTATAATTAGTTATAGCCTTATCAAAAGGAGGGATTGAATGGACTGGTTAAAAAAATACCGCCTCCAAACCGGGATGACCATGAAGGATGTCGCAGACGTTGTCGGGATTACTCAGGTCTCATACTGGCAGATTGAGCATGGTATCTGCAAGCCGAAGGTCGGCAACGCAAAGAAGATCGCCAATCTTCTTGGGTTTGACTGGCGGCTTTTCTACCCGGATGAACAGAAGGCGGTGTGAGCTGATGCAGGACCTTCTCTCCACCGAGTACATCATGGAACGGTATTCCATGAAGCGCCAAGCGGCGGCGAAGCTGATGAACAACAATCTGCCCGTAGTGAAGATCGGAAAGCGAATCTTCGTCCGGGCGCGGGACCTGGAAAATTGGGAGCAGCAGAAAACCGTCTACCCCGTAACGCCGATCCGAACACCGCGAAAGGTGATCAAGTTAGAAAGGAAGAGGGCAACATGAAAGACAAGAAGCTGGAAATCATTTACCGGATGGTCAGGAATGGCTATCACCTGATGAACCGCACAGCGGAAGAGCTGGCAAGCATCTTCACGCTCGAAGAACTTAAAGAATTCGAGCAGAAGTACAACGAAAGGAGGGAAAAGCAGTGAGCGAGTACACGAAGCTGGTGAGCGATACCAGGGAAATGACCCAGCGGATGGCCCTGAAATGGGATGTGATCTCCTGCATCCTGATCAGCCTTATGGCCCTGCTGGCAATCATCGGCCTCCGCCTGATCTGGGAAGAACACCGGGAGCGGAAAGAGCGGAAGCTTCAGGAAACCTACACAGGGTATGAATACAAGCCCACCGTCACCGACACTGTCCAGTATGTGAACGGCGTGGAATTCCACCGGATGGGCGTTCCGGGAAAGGGGGTGTAAATGATGTGTAACAGCTATCAGGATTTGCCGGATGCCCCGTGGATCAGGGAAGCGGAAATCTTCGGGCCTCCGTGTGATGAGGAAATCACGTTTTCTTGCCCGGTATGCGGTGCAGATGAGCCGGAAGATTTTTACTTCGACAGGGGCGGGGATATCTGCGGATGCTCCGAATGCATGAAGCGTAAGGATGCTTACGAATACATGTATGACAAGTTGATGGATGAAAGAAGAGCTTATGCCGGGTACAGATAAGAAAAGGCCCTTACGTCAGCCGATAACGTAAGAGCCACGAAGGCAAGTGAAGCGAGGGCAACACGAAAAACCTTCATACATATTATAACACAAGATCATAAATGAATACAAGGGGGAAATCAAATGAGCGCTTATGAACTGTTGAGCAAGGTCAATGTGAACGAACACACCGAGAAGAAGAACGGCCTCACTTATCTCTCTTGGGCGTGGGCTTGGGGGGAGCTTCTGAAAGCTTTCCCGGACAGCACCTACACCATCTATGAGAATAAGGATGGCTGGAATTATCACACAGACGGTCGGACGTGCTGGGTAAAAACTGGCGTAACCGTGGAGGACAAAGAGTACATCGAATATCTCCCGGTCATGGATTTCAAGAACCGTTCCATCCCCGCCGATCAGGTGACAAGCTTTGATGTCAACAAGGCTATTCAGAGGTCGCTCACGAAAGCGGTAGCCCGTCACGGGCTGGGCCTCTACATCTACGCCGGAGAGGATTTGCCGGAGGGAGAAGAGCCGGAGCCCATCAAGGACAAGATCGAAACCAGCCCGGAAGACAAGGAAAAGGAAGATGTTCGCCGGGCGACCATCGGGGTGCTGATGAGCGCAAACAACCTTGATAATCCGGGATTCAATAAGCTTTACAAGGAATACTGCCTGACCGTGCTGAAAGCCCCGGCGACCATCCCGATTTCCAAGCTGACCAATGAACAGTTTGATACCATGATCCTTGCGATCAATGAGCATCTGAAAAAGGGTGCAGCATAAAAGGAGGAATGACCTATCAATAAGCTGATTATTATCGGAAATTTAACCAAGGACGCAGACAACCGTGTCACGCAGACTGGGCATGCGGTTACAACTTTCACGGTGGCGGTCAACCGCCGCCCCGTGAAGGAAGGTCAGCCGGAAGCAGACTTTTTCAGGGTTACTACTTGGGACAAACTGGCAGAGATTTGCAAAACGCTGACTAAGGGCAAAAAGGTGTGTGTGGTCGGCCCGGTCAGCGTCAGCCTTTACCGGGCGCAGGACGGCAGCACCAGAGCCAGCCTTGACGTGATGGCGAACGAAGTACAGTTTCTCAGCCCGAAAGAACCGAAGCCTGAACAGCCGGGTTATGTAGCGGTTGATTCTAATGATTTACCTTGGGGCTAAAAGAGGGATAAGCCATGATGGATTGGTTCAAAATGCAGACGGTCTGGGGTGCGTCAGTTGAAAGGCTGTCCGATGCCGAAGCCGGTAGATTCATCAAAGCCCTGTACGCATTTGTGCGGGACGGAGTTGAATATGAAGGTTCGAGCGGAAGAGAAGACCCGACAATCTGGTTAGCTTTGGAAGCGTTGCGGGGGGATATTGAATCCTTCAAACAGAAAGAAGACAATCAAAAGGAGCATGAAGAAGCCTTGAAAGAGAAGCGCAGAGAGGCGGCACAAGCAAGATGGGCAAAGCAAAACGATGCAAGTGCATGCAAAGAAATGCAAGTGCATGCAAGTGCATCAGATGCAGAAGTTTGCATTGCAAGTGCATCGGAGAATAAGAATAAGAATAGAGATGTTAATAATTCTATTAAACCCCCTATACCCCCTTTGTTCGTCGATTTCTGGAAAGCCTATCCAAAGCATCAGGACAAACAGAACGCACTCAAGGCTTTTAAAAAGCTGAACCCCGACCAAGCACTGGTTGACCAGATGATCAAGTCCATCAATGCTTGGAAACAGTCTGAGCAATGGACGAAGGACGGCGGTCAGTATATCCCGATGCCGACTACCTGGCTGAATGGCCGCCGATGGGAGGACGAGGCCGCCGCTCCGAAACAGGTTCCCGTCAAACAGGTTTCCGCCCAGCGGTATACCCAGCGGGATTACGACGAGGACGATCTGGAAAAGCGGCTGGGTGTGAATGACCTGTTCCGGGGGGTGGCGGGATGAAGTGCGAGCTATACAACGACAGCTTCCAGAACTGGAAAAGCTACCCGATACAGAAAGCACAGTTGATCATCGCCGATATACCCTACAACCTGGGCGATGCCGCCTACGGCTCCAATCCCATGTGGTATATCGGCGGGGACAACAAGAACGGGGAGAGCGAGAAGGCGAAAAGCTCCTTCTTCACTTCCGACGGGTATTTCAGGATTGCCGAGTATTTCATGTTCTGTTCCCGCCTCATGAAGCCGGAACCGAAAAGAGGGGACGGCGGAGCGCCCTGCATGATCGTCTTTTGCGCGTACCAGCAGCAATTCGACGTGATCCGCTGGGCGGCGGATGCAGGATTCGTGAAATATATCCCTCTGGTCTTCGTGAAGAACTACAGCCCGCAAGTGCTGAAAGCCAATATGAAGATCGTGGGCGCGACCGAATACGCCCTGGTCCTCTACCGCGACAGGCTCCCGAAATTCAACAACAACGGGCAGATGATCTTCAACTGGATGCCCTGGGAGCGTGACGGGAAGGACATCCCGAAGATTCACCCGACGCAAAAGCCCGTCTCCCTGCTGAAAAAGCTAATTGCCATCTTTACGGACGTTGGGGATGTCGTGATTGATCCCTGCGCCGGCAGCGGTTCCACTCTGCGGGCCGCCGCTGAAATGAGGCGCGATTCCTACGGCTTCGAGATCGACAAGAAGTTTTTCCAGCAGGCAAAAGAGCTGATGCTCGACCCGGATGCCCTGAACCAGCGGACGATTGCTGACCTGTTCATTGAGGAACGGAGAAACGAGCAGATCAGGCTTGCAGGGGTGACAGCATGACTACGACTTACGGCAGCTATTATGACACTCTCCCGGACGGTCGGGTGCTGATCGTCTCCCCCATGCCGGAGGGCGCGGATGGGTCAGATGTCCGGCTCTTGTGGCAGGATCAGGACGAGATCAGCAGTGAACAACGCAGGAAAATATTTGCGATCTGCGGGGAAATCGCCCAATGGTCGGCGCATGATCCTGAGTACGTGCGGAAAAACCTGACGGCGGATTTCCTGCGGGCAAATATCGAACAGCTCCAGCTTTCGGCCCTGTCCCTGGCAATCTCCGGGAACTGCGACAAAGGAACCGCAAGCCTGTTCATCGACTTTTTGATAAACTTCTGCTTGGAAAACGAGGTTCCGACCAGCAGACCCTTGCAGGAATACGCCGACGATCTGGAGCGGTACACCTACGGAGCGCTCCTGCACAAACGGTGCGTGGTCTGCGGGAAAAAGGCTGATCTCCACCATGTGGATCAGGTGGGCATGGGCTACAACAGGAACACAAAACCGCAGTTAGGTGCATTAGTGATGCCGCTGTGCCTGGTGCATCATGGGGAGTATCACACATTAGGAAAAACAGAATTTGAAAGCCGATATCATGTGGTTCCCGTCCCGATGGATCGGAGAATCGCAGGAAAATACAACATCAGCGGCAAAGCCGCATCATGAGAAAGGATTCAGAAAATGTCAAAAAATATTGATCGTAGGCTTGAAAAGTTAGAAACAATGGCTAAACAGAACGGCCTCAAAGAATACCGCTTCAACCTCAGTTTATCATACCAAAATACCGATTATATCCGGGTTATGTCCGGTATTAAAGGTGAAACAATGACCCAGTTTATTAACGATGCTCTTGATGCTGACAGGGCGAGAAACATGAAAGTTTACCACATGGCAAAGGAATTAGCAAAAGAGATTGATTAAGAAAATAGGGGGCAACACATGACAAACCGAGAAGCATTTAACCAACTGATTCGCAAAGAAATGCTCGAAAAAGTAGAAGCTGTCGAGAAGATGGATACCGGGTTGCTGGTTGCCGCGCCAAAGGAGTATCACATCAGCGTTCATATACACGATCTGCTCTGTGTTTACAAAATAAACAGCACAGGCAAGAGCATCGGCAAAGCGCAGGACGTTGTGGACTGGCTAAACAACGAACGAACCGATGAAGAAGAAAAAGGCTGGCTTGACAGTGTCGCATGGAACCGGAAATGGGAGGCAAGAGCGCATTGAAACAGTTAGGATTTTGTCCGCTCACCAAATCCGAATGCCGTGAGGACTGCATGTGGTATGTTGCATATACACAGAAAAGTAAAAAATACGACACATGCGCTATTACGGAAACGGCGGTGCAGTTGGAATTTGTAGCGGATTATCTTGAAGATATACAAGTAACGGAGGCGCGTAATGCCTGAATACATTAAAGTAACACGATAGATCATTAGGAGCGTCAGCGGCTCAAGAGAGCAGATGTCAGACCTACGCAGCTTTTTCATGACGAGCCTTTTTTCATAAAAGGTTTCCTCCTTTCGATTAGGGATTGATACACTTCCTTTCCGCAGACGGAGGATTCTTGGAGGGCGGGCGGGTATGCAATCCGAAATCTGCAAATTCCCCGGCGCTGACCGCTCAGAAGCACGGGACTGCCCCCGGGAAGGGCGATGACCTTCAGAAAGTCTCAACCGCAATGCTTCTGCGCTGACGTTCTGAAATATATTTTAAATCAATAATCCGCGCACGGCGGAAGATCGACAAAAATTATTGATTTGGAGGGCAACATGGAAGAACTGAATCACGAAGTAGAGCGTTTCGAGAACCTGATGTACAAAGGCTGCGAACCACACTGGCATTGTATACACTGTGATAATTATTGGCCGTTTCACTGCTATGGGCGGCGTGATCTCGAACAGATGAAATGTCCGGCACGGAACAAGGAGGACACGGATGACTGACCTGGAGAAGGTTATCAAAGGGCTTGAGCATTGTGACTTTGGTGTTTCCGGCACTTGTTACGAAAAGGAGTGTCCGTACTATCAAAGCCATGACTGCACAGACGAATTAAAAAATGACATTCTTGTCTTGCTAAAAAAGCAGGAAGCGGTTGTTAGGTGCAAGGATTGTAAATATTGTGAATACCCAAAGTCAGAAAAGGAATGGTGTAAAAAAGGGCATTTGCACGGGAATGCGGAGAATTGGTTCTGCGCTGATTGGGAAAGGCAGTGAAATGGGATGAAAATAGAAGAATGGGAAAATAAAACTGACGAATGGAAGAACGGTTATTTGGCGTATGTAAATAGTTACACTATTGCAAACCTAGGTGAAATGAGTAAAGATTGGTGGTTAGGATTTGATTATGCTTTCAGATATGCAAAGTTAGATAAACAGAATGGCGAATACCCGTTTATATTTTTTGCAAAAGGCGGTGAAGTGGGATAAATGATAGCGTATATTGTAATCTTAATTGTAATCTTGATTATAATGCTGGTATATCTTGATTATTCGTTTTGGTATAGTGCTGAAATGCACAACATATGGCATCCAGAAAATCTCAAGAAGTTTAGAGGCGTTTTATATAAACTTTGGGATTTCATTGATAAGAGCACTTGAAATGACCATTGATGATGTCACCCACTGGATGCCGCTTCCTGAACCGCCGGAAAAAGAAAAATGATAAACACCCCGGATTAAAGCCCGACAGAGATCGGCTATCCGGGATCGGAGGGAAACACATGGCAGAATGGCACAAATTCACAAAGAAAACCATGCCGGAGGTAAACGGGAAAACCTTCTTGATCTGCCGAGGCTACAAAGACCCGGATGATCAAATCATGTGTACAGCAAAGCGGGTGCAGTATGACGGAAACGAGCCGTACATAAGATACATCGGCCATATAGGCTATGGTGAATTTGGATGGATGGAATTGCCGAAGGAAGAATACTTTGACACTGTTTGGCAGGAGATCGATTATCCATGAGATGGCTGAAAGAAAGCAAGTACCACAACAAGCGGGTCACGGTGGACGGGATAACCTTTGATTCTGTGAAGGAAGCCAGCAGGTATCAGGAACTTCGGATGCTGGAGAGTGCCGGGGAGATCACCGGGCTTGTCCGCCAGCAGAAGATCGAGCTGATCCCAAAAACCAAACTGTACCGGGCCTGTTATTACGTTTGTGATTTTATCTACTTCGATAAGCGGGAAAACAAAACGATCTATGAGGATGTCAAGGGAGTACGTACAAAAGAATATCTTTTGAAACGTAAACTGTTGTACTGGAGACACGGCATCGAGATCAAAGAAACATAAACGGAGGGCAACACATGTGCTTTACATGAACCAAAAGCCGGATGAATGGTCAGAAACCGTCCTACGGCACATTGGAAAAAATCTCCGGCGGAAGCGGCAGGATGCCGGATGGACGATCAACCGGATGTACGCCGAAACAGGGATTGCGCGGATCACTATTATGCGTTGGGAAAGCGGGAAACGGTCTCCGAAGCTGGACGATCTGTTATGGGTCTGCAAGTGCACCGGGTGGAGACTGTCAGAAATCATTGGAGGGGCAAAATGATCTCGGAGGCGACGAATACCAATCCCCCATTTTGGCGGGAATGGCGGCAGTTAGGTCACGCCGTGGTGCTCCGGGCCGTCTACGATTACGCAAAGGCGAAGAAAAAAGCCGTAAAGGATAAGGACGGTTTTTACTACGCCCATGAGGTCGGGTATTATGAAAAGTTCTTCCGTTCACAATATTTCGCCCATATCTGCCCGGACTATGACGGACACAAACTGCTTGAAATCTTGGAGGCCGGGAAGTGGAGGAGCCTTCCGAAAATTCACCGGGTAACCCCGCCGCCGACCTATGTAGTGTGGGAGTATAAGCCAGTAGAAACGCCTGACCCGAAGGGCAGAGGGAGGAAACGTAAGTATGGCTGAGGTTTGGAACCGGAAACAGCGGCGGAAAATGGCCCGGTACGGCATCGGACAGGAAGCGTTAAACAAGGGCATTGACGAGGCATACAAGCGGGGCGAGGAGAACGCCAGCCGATCAGCCTTCGCCGGGATGATCCTTGCATTGTATCAGGAATTTAATTTCCCTGCTGACCGCATACACGATTTGGCAGTTGAGACCATGAAAAGGATTAACGGGGCTTACTGCGCTACCGAGCTTGTGGAGAAGGTGCGGGAACTGACCGGGTTTGACGTAGACCAGCCGCTTGATGAGTTTGAGGCGGATATAACGTTGATGGAGGACTAAAAATCAGGTAGGAGTTAGGAGGTAGGAGGTAGGAAGTATGAAAATCATGTTAGATGGGCCAGACGCGATTCTGCCGACCCGTGCCCACGATCAGGACGCTGGGCTGGATTTGTACAGCCGGGAAGAAAAGATCATTGGCGGCATTTCCCGTGAGTACATTGATAATTATGATCCGCTTGAAAATTACGCCGTCTTTGATACAGGCGTTCACATCGAATTGCCGCCGGGGACGTTTGGACAGCTTTTCAGCAAAAGCGGCCTGAACGTCAACTATAACATCGTTTCATGTGGAGGCACAATCGACGAGGGCTACACCGGAAGCATCCACGTCAAGTTATACAACCTTGGGAAGAAGCCATATATGATCCGCAAGGGGCAGAAAATTTGTCAGTTGGTGATCATGCCCTGTTTGAAACCTGATCTTGAAATCGTAGAAAAATTGGAGGACACCGAGCGTGGAACAGGTGGGTTTGGATCAACAGGCATGTAAGAACTGCCGCTATCGCTCAGATGATTTTACCAGCGTTTGCGTAAACGCCGATTCTGACCGTGTAGCAGATTTCGTGATGCCGGATGACTGGTGCGAAGAATGGGGAGCAGAAGAGGTTTAAAACACAGGCACGTTCCGCGCTTGCGTGGGGCGAGAAATCCGCTGATCATTCACGGTCGGTGCAGTGCCTGAAATAGGAGTTTAAGCGGTGGCGGAATAGGTAGACGCTTATCTGACTAAGGGAGATAGTACGAGGGCAGGGAGAACCGAGTCGGCGAACTATGAATGCTCCCATGTGAGGTGCAAATCCTCACCCGCTTAACTTAAATAGGAGCATTAAAACAGGTTGCGGTGGTTGCGAGAGATGGGGAATGGGCAACGTAATTGGTGGGTGTCCGCAACTTAAATAACACATAGGAGGCTGACGATGGACAACGAAACAGTTATCAAGGCCCTTGAAAAAGGCATCCGCATTTCAGAAGCCGCCGAAAGCGGGTGGGTCTGGATCACGATTGAGCAGGCGCGGAAAGCATTGGAGCTATTGATGGAGGGCAACGATGAACGATGAATACTTCGGAACCATTTGCCTGTGCGCTCTGCGGTACGCTCTGGGCCGTCAGACTTACATGCCCGGAATCGTGCAAGATTTTATCCGGGCGCATATCAACGAGATCGACCAGAGCAGTATAAAGGTCATGCTCCGGGACATTGACGAAGCAGACAGGATCAGAACCTATATTTCAAACAGCGGGGATTCCATCGTGATTGATGGGCTGGGAGACACGAAGATTGACCGCCCCGGCTGGGAACGTCTGAGGGAATTTTTGAAAGGGAAGGTGACGGATGATGAACTATGACGAAATCATCATGAGCCTGTCCGAGATTGCTAACAAGCCCACAGAGGGCGGTATGGTGGACGGAGTGAACCAGCAGACAATCAGGGACGCGCTGGAGCTGATCAACTACCAGAACGAACACATTGAGGCGTTTTTGAAAGATCAGGAAGAGAAAATAAAGCCTGTTCTCAACGACAGGCAATATGAAGATCGCCCTTTGCATTATGCGCGTTATAGTTTCTGCCCGAGTTGCCATCAAACCCTTTCTTGGCTATACAATCGAAAATACTGCGGAATATGCGGACAGGCGGTGAAGTGGGATGGATAAAACGGAGAGGATTATCAATGATTTGAACGTGGTAAAAATCACATTATGCAATCCGCAAATGCTAATTACTCCAGAAATGCGCGTCAGAATCGGACAGGTTATCACAAGTGCCATTGATCTGCTGAAAGAGCAGGAGCCGAGGGTGATGACGCTGGAAGATGTGAAACAAGCAGAAGTTGGAACCGTGGTTTGGTTGGAGTGGCGTATAGAAAGTAAGATAAATTCTGGAATTTTTTTCAGGCTTATCAATAAAGGAATTGATGATTCATTGGAATTTCACGTATTGGATGGTTTTGTGGCAGCAAGATTGGCTTGCTACGGAACTGAGTGGCGCTGCTGGACTTCCCGACCAACGGACGAACAGCGGAAGGCGGTGAAGTGGTATGAGGCTGATTGATGCGGATGCTTTAATTGCTGAAACAATGAAAAACCGATGCGCTGATTGCGATAAGCGCAAAGGCATAAAGCAAGGGAAAACAACCTTTGTGTATGACTTCGGTGAAGCGCCGTGCCGTGCTTGTGATGTCGGTGACATGATTGACACGATTGATGAAGCTACGACCATCAGCGGCTGGATCAGCGTCAAGGACAGACTGCCGGAAAAGAACCAGATCGTGATTGCGTCTGACGGAGAGCATACATGGGACGTTGGAATGTACAAAAGATTTTGCGGCAAACCATTTGAGTGGAACTGGAAAAAGAACACCATTAAAACCGTACTATGGTGGATGCCAAAGGATGCCGCTTCCAGAACCGCCGAAGGAGGACAAAGACGATGACTGACCGGGAAAGAATCATCACAGCTTTTGAAAAGTGTATCAGGATCACGGAAGACGGCGAAATGGTTTCCGATTGTGAGCACTGCCCTTATAAGTCAAAAGAATGGGAGAAAAAAGGATTCGCGGCCTGCGATGAATTTTCGGAACTGACCGTCGAAGTGCCGTGGCAGTTGGCGGACGATCTTCTGAAGCTTGCAAAGGACAATAATGTCCCTGACAAAAAGCCCGGAGGTCTGACCAGTATCGGATATAACTATATCATTGATCAGGTGGTAAACAGAAAGGTTCAGCCGCCGAAAGAGATGTATACGATGGAACTCAGCGCATGGCTGACCGGTTATGCCAAATGTCAGAACGATATTATCGACATCATCAACAAGCTAAAAGATCAGTACGGGAGGTAACAAAATGCCTGAACAAATGGAATTCTGCCGGCACGTATGGCTCTACGATCACACGGATCATGATACCGTCTACATGCGCTGCCCCTACTGCAATATGGTCCGGCTGGCAATGCCCGGGGAGACGTGCCATATCGTCAATCAGGAGCTACGCATCCGGCACGATGGAGAGGAGGGGGATGCCTGATGCCCTACACGGTTTACCGGACGGAAAACGGGATGCCGGATATGATCATCGGCGTTGTACAGACACCCGGCGAAGCCGCTAACATCATAGAGGAGGATCGGCAATGGCTGGGCCGGGAAGCGGATTACCGCTGGCACTATGAGGAGGGCAAAGATGACGCAAAAAGATATGATCCTTGATTATATAAAAAAATACGGCTCCATCACCCAATCTGAATCTATCGCCTATTTGGGCTGTTACCGCTTACCAGCCCGCATCTATGACCTCAAGCTCCGGGGTCACAAGTTTAACCGTGTCATGGAAACCGGCCTCAACCGCTTCGGCGCAAAAGAATCCCACGCCCGTTATTTTCTCGTAAAACAGCCCGGATGAGCCATTATTTACGTTTTTGTAGGTGAATTTCAACGGAAAGGACGGTAAACTCAACGTGAAACATCTCTCCTACTCCACCATCCATACCGCGAGAGATGGAGTAGACGAACTGGACAGGATCAGGCGGGAAAAAAAGATTTCACAGATGAGCATTTCAGAACTCGCAGATATGCCTGATGAAGGGACGCAATATTACCGCATGTACAAATCCGGGGACATCACGATCAGCAAATTCCTGCGCTTCTTAAAGGCCCTAGGCTATCAGTTAGTGATCATGAAGGAGGAATGAGATGGCTGTCAATAAAGCGTTCGACCACAGTAAATATAAAGATTGGATTGACCCGAACACCGTGGTTCCGTATGAAAAGAACGCCAAGATTCACACGGACAAACAGGTGAAGAATATCTGTACCAGCATCCGGCGGTTCGGATGGCAACAGGATACCGTGCTTACTTCCGACAACGTGTTAGTCATCGGTCACGGCAGACGGCTTGCCGCGCTGGAACTTGGGTGTGAAATGCCGTACCACAGGATCGACAAGGAAGCAGACGAGCTGACGGAAAAGGACATCCGGGAACTCAGGATCGCGGACAACCAGACCAACTCAGAGACTGGATATGATTTTGAAATCCTCAGCAATGATATATCTGATCTGAGCTTTGAAGGGTTTGATTTTTCCTTTCAGGAAGACATTGAGGAAGCTGAAAAGGAAGACAACAAATATTCAACAGAAACAAAGATTCCGCAGTATGAGCCAAGTGGAGAGCCGTCCGTTGTTGAACTGATATCGACTGGAAAAGTTGATGGAATGATTGAGGAAATTGAAGCATCAAGTGTATCCGAGGAAGAGAAGGAATTTCTTCGGATTGCCGCATACAGGCATGCGGTGATCAATTTCGACAAGGTTGCGGACTACTATGCAAATGCTTCTGCTGAAATGCAACGCCTGATGGAGAGGAGCGCATTGGTGCTGATTGGTCTTGATGATGCAATTGCCAATGGATACACAACACTTACGGCGGCTCTTGATGACCTGATGGAGGAAGACTTGGATGAGTGAACGCAACATGGCTGTGTTTATTCTCACGCATGGAAGGGCTGACAATGTGCATACCTACAAAGCCCTCAGGTCGCATGGGTATACTGGGAAAATCTATCTTGTGATTGATGATGAGGATGATCAGGAAGAGCTTTATCGGAACACATACGGAGATGAGGTTGTCCAATTCTGCAAAGAGGAATATATAAAGAAAAGCATGTGCATCAATCCTGACAAGCCAAGGAAAGTGATTCTGTATGCGAGAAACGCTTGCTTTGATATAGCAAAAAAGTTGGGTATAACTCATTTCGTTGAAATGGATGATGATTATTCAGCTTTTCAATGGAGATATGATGACGGCGAGAGGCTGAGAGCAAAAGAGTGCGGCAATCTGGACAGAATATTTTCTGCCTTTTTTGATTTTATGGAAGCAAGCAAAGCCTCTTCGATTGCGTTTGGTCAGGGTGGTGATCTTCTGGGCGGCAGGAATGGAGGATGGAAGAAAAACCCATTGAAGCGGAAAGCCATGAACTCCTTTTTCTGCATCACAGAAAAGCCAATAGGGTTTATCGGCAGTATCAACGAGGATGTTAATACCTATGTGACAAAAGGCAATCGTGGAGAGTTGTTTTTCAGCGTTATGCGGCTGATTCTGGTGCAGGGTGAAACCCAGAGCAACAAGGGTGGCATGACAGAAACCTATATTGAAAACGGAACGTATGTGAAGACTTTCCCGTCCGTGATGCTCAATCCCTCATGTGTAAAGGTTGGAATGATGGGACAGTCAGGAAAGAGAATACACCACAAGATTGCATGGAAGAATGCAGTACCAAAAATACTGAGTGAGAGGTGGAGAAAGTATGAATGACGATAGACCGAAATCGCCAATAAATGGCGTTCCGCTCCCAAGAGGAAAGCCTTTTGAACGGGGGGAGGAACAGAGGGAAAAAGCAAGGAAAGCCGGATTGATTTCCGGGGAGGTCAGAAGGGCAAGGAAAACACTTCGGGAAGAATTGCTTGAGTTGCTGACCGTTGAAGTTGTTGACAGCAAAGGCAACAAAAACAGCACTCAGGCGGCTCTGTCGAGTGCACTTATCAAGCAAGCCCTGAGGGGCAATACAAAGGCTTTTGAGATCATCCGTGATACGATCGGCGAAAAACCCGCAGAAAACGTGAATCTTATTTCATCTGATTTTTCAGCCCTTGACGAAGCATTTGAAAAAATGGAAGGTAAGGGAAAATGACAGCGCAGGAAAAGGCGGCAAAACTGATTGAACATCCTGCCGTCTTGGGTTGGGCGTTGGGATATACAGGATTCACGGAAGAACTGCATGGGGAATGGATCAGGAAGATGGTCACCGCCAAGGATGACATGACCTTGCAGGCCCACCGTGGCAGTTATAAAACAACATGTCTGTGCGTGGCGATTGCCCTGTTGATGATCAAGGATCGAAATAAAAACATCATTTTCCTCCGCAAAACAGATTCAGATGTCGCCGAGGTCGTGCAGAACGTGGAACGCATTCTGCTTTCCCCCGTCTTCCAGAATATTTACAAAGCCCTGTCCGGCGATGACTTGAAGATTCTGAAAAGCACAAATACGGAAATCACCACCAGTGCATACTCAGCCCCAAGGGGATCAGCACAGCTACAGGGCATGGGCATCGGTGGGAGCCTGACCGGGAAACACGCCGATATTATCATCACAGACGATATTGTCAACCTAAAAGACCGCCAATCCAGAGCGGAGCGTGAACACACCAAGGCGGTCGTGCAGGAACTACGGAACATCTGCAACCGTTCAGGCCGCTTCATCAACACCGGCACACCATGGCACAAGGAAGATGCTTTCACCTTGATGCCGGAGCCGGACAGATATGATTGCTACGAGACCGGCCTATTATCCAAAGAACAGATCGAAACGCTCCGGCGATCCATGTCTCCGTCCCTTTTCGCCGCCAACTACGAACTGCGCCACATCGCCAGCGAAAACGCTCTCTTCACAACGCCGCCGCAGTTCACCTCCGACCCCGCACTGCTCCGAGACGGCAAAGCCCACGTTGATGCCGCTTACGGCGGTGAGGACTACACCGCATTCACCTGCGGCAAGCGCATCGGCGACAAACTTTACCTATACGGGCGGATGTGGCATTTACACGTTGATTCCGTCCTTGCCCCCATCGTCGAAGAGGCGAACCGCCTTATGTGCGGCCCTATCTTGTGTGAAGACAACGGCGATAAGGGCTTCTTAGCTCGGGAAATTCAAAAAAACGGCGGCAAGGCAACTACCTACCACGAGCGGGAAAACAAATACATCAAAATAAGTACCTATCTCCGCAAGTGGTGGCCCAACATCGTCTGGCTCGAAGGAACCGACCGCGATTACATCGCTCAGATTCTCGACTATACTGAGGACGCTGAACACGATGACGCTCCCGACAGCGCGTCCGTTCTCTGCCGCTATTACGACCGCAAATCCGGCGTATCCTACCAATCTCCCCTGTTTAAACGATAACGAAAGAAGGTGAGCCCGTTGATTACCTATCAGGACTACTTAGCCGCCCCGGACAAAAACAAATTTATCGTTTCTTCCATCGCTGCCTATAAGCGCAGCAAAGCCTACCAAATCGCGCTCGATGCTAACGAGTATGATGCCCAGCGGAACGTGTCTATCAATTCCTTTGTCAAAAAGGTCTACGACATTACCGGCGTTGCCGCGCCTGATCCCGTTTCCGCCAACAACAAAATCGCTTCGAATTTCTTCCACCGCCTGAACACTGACCGTTGCTCGTACTCCTTGGGCAACGGCATTACCTTTCCCAAATCGGCTGTGGACAACAAAAAATTCATGGGCGATGACATCGACACCAAGATATCTGATGCCGCCTATCACGCCCTGATTCATGGCGCGAGCTACCTTTACTGCAACGGAACGGACTATACGGTATTCCAGATGACGGAGTTCCTGCCGCTGTTTGACGAGGAAACGGGGATCGTGCGCGCCGGGATTCGCTTCTGGTCTCTTGACTGGCGGCGCAGACCCGGTTACTGTGTTTTGTATGAAGATGACGGGCTTACGAAATACCGCAGCAAAGACGGCAAGCCCGGCCTTTCCCAGATCGAACTCATGCAAGAAAAGCAATCCTATAAAGTCACCGTCCGCTACAGCGAAGCAGACGGGGAGGAAGTGATCGCGGAGGACAATTACAGTGCCCTCCCAATCGTCCCCTTCTACGCCGGTCGTTCCCGGCAAAGCACCCTCGTCGGGATGCGGGCAAATATCGACGCCTTTGACCTCATTCATAGCGGTTTTGCAAACGACCTACAGGACTGCGCACAAGTTTACTGGCTGATCAGCAACGCTATGGGCATGGACGATGACGATGTGGCAAAGCTGCGTGACCGTATGCTCTACCAGCACTACGCCGTCGTAGATAAGGACAACAGCGATATTCACGCCTACACCCAAGACATCCCCTATGAGGCCCGAATGAACTGCCTCAAATCCATCCGCTCCCAGCTCTACGAGGACTTTGCGGTGCTGGACGTGCATACCGTTGCCGCCGGGGCGACCAACGACCATATCGATGCCGCCTACCAGCCGATGGACGAAGAAGCGGACCTGTTTGAGTACGAGATCATCAAGGCCGTCAAACAGATCGAGCGGATTTTAGGCCTTGAGCCCTTAGTCCCGCAGTTCAAACGCAACCGTATCAGCAACCAGCTGGAGCAGACGGAAATGGTGATGTCGGCCCTCGAGATCATCGACCCCGAAACTGCCCGTACCAAGCTCCCGTGGATCACGGTAGACGAGCTGGAGCAGATCAAAAATAACATGGCCCGTAACGAAGGCCGGAGGCTTACTACAGACGATGAAGTGAGGACAGAGTAATGGCCGATCCCGGAACCAGGTACGCGGACGAACGGCAGAAGGAAATCGAACGCCGCATCCGCTCCATCTACGTGGCAGCGGCGCGGGAGATCATCGAACGCCTGAACCGACACTCCTCCGCCATGTACAAAAAAGACAGGCAGAAGCGGGCTGAACGGGATGCCGGGGTCATCACCAACAAGCAGTACAAGGACTGGCTGCGCGGACAGATGTTTATCGAAAATATCTGGAAGGATCAGATTCAGTCCGCCGCTTCCGTTCTCTTGACCGCTAACCAGCAAGCGAACGCCATCGTCGAGGGCGAGCGTCGGGCTGTTTTTACAGAGAACGCCAACTATCAGGCCTACCGGATTGAAAAGGACAGCCGGGGAGCTGTTTCATTCAGCCTGTACGATTCCGCCACCGTCACCCGCCTTTTGCGCGATCAGCCGGAGCTAATACCGCCCAAGCACGTTGACGGCAAACGGGATCAGGCTTGGAACCGGGAAAAGATTTCCGCCATCATCGCCCGTGGGGTCATCACCGGCTCCCCCATTCAGGAAATCGCTAAGCACATCGGGAACGAGTGCGGCTCAAGCAACGAAAAAGCCATGCTCCGCTATGCCCGTACCGCCATGACCGCCGCCCAGAACGCCGGACGCATCGAAGTCATGCGCGAATCACAGGATATGGGCATCAAGGTCAAAAAGCTCTGGATTTCCACCCTGGACGAGCGCACCCGCCCCGCTCACCAAATGCTGGACGGGGACGTGGTAAACGTGGATGAACCTTTTTCCTCTATCTTGGGCCCCATCATGTACCCCGGCGACCCGGCGGCGGATGAAGCGAATACCTGGAATTGTCGTTGCGTTCTGGGCTACGAATACCCGGAATATCAAAGCCTGGATGTGATGCGCTACGATCAGGAAGCCGAGGAGGATATTGATGATATCACCTATTCCGAATGGAAGCGAAGAAAAGGAAGCGATTAAATGGCTCAAAAAACCTTTGCCCTCTCCGTGACCTCACACCGCCACACCGTCGAATCTGACGTTACCAAGGCCATTTACCGGGCCTTGGAAATCTGCGGCGGGAAAGCGGAAACCTACGCAAAAAAGCTCTGTCCCGTCGATACCGGCAACCTCCGCAACAGCATCACCCACCAGCGCGAGGGAGATGATACAGAGCTGATCGCAACGGCGGTGACGTATGCCCCGTATGTGGAGATCGGCCATCATCAGGAACCCGGTCGATACGTTCCCGCTATCGGCAAACGGCTCGTCGCTTCCTACGTTCCCGGAAAGCCGTACATGGCCCCAGCCTTACAAAACCATGTTTCGGAATATAAAGAAGTATTTGAAACCGAACTAAGCAAAATATAACCCGCTTCCCTATCCTATTACCCGCCTTTTCCGGCGGGTTTTTCTTTTGTGGTCGCAGATTTTACGTTTTTGTAGGTGAAATCATATTTCTTATACTTTAGAATCATAAAAGAAGCCCGAAGGACTGGGCTATCAAACTCCGCAGGGGCGAAGGACTGCCCCCGAAGGACTGGGAGGAAAATATGTCATTTACGCGGGCATTTTTAAAAGCAAACGGCCTCAACGACGACCAAATCACTTCCGTAATGGAAGAGCACACCGCCATCGTCGACAGGATCAGGAATGAACTGAACGGCTATAAAGCGGATGCCGAAAAGCTGCCTCAAGTCCAAAAAGAACTGGACGATTTGAAGAACGGCGAGGATTTTAAGGCGAAGTTTGAAAAAGAACACGCCGACTTTGAGCAGTACAAAGCTGACATCGCCAAGGCAGAACAGACCAAAGCCGTCAAACAGGCCTACCGGAAACTGCTGCTGGATGAACGCATCAACGAGAAGCACATCGACAGCATCCTCGGAATCACGAATTTTGACGGGCTCAAGCTGGACAAGGACGGTGCTCTGGAGAACGTGGACGCTCTCAAGAAAACCATTTCCGAAAAGTACAGCGATTTTCAGGTGAAACAGAAAACGAAAATTCACCAGCCCGAAACCCCGCCCGAAATTGATGTTGGCGGCGGAGCAAGTGATATCCGTCAGCTTGCCGCGAAATGGCATGACCAACGTTACGGGAAGGTACAGACTTCCCAACCCAAAACCTAAAGAAAGGATGATGTGAGATGTCTTTTAACGCCGCTACTACTGGCGTTAGCTATGCTCCGGGCTGGTTCCTCGCGGACAATGAACATTGCACCCGCGAAACCCGCACCATTCCCGCGAACCATGCCGAAGTAAAGACCGCCGCCAACGGTGGCAAGTACGTCCCTATGGGTGCTTATATCACCGGCGCTGGCATCCTCTACGAGGACGTGGACGTGACTACCGGCGATATGCCCGGCTCTGTCGTGACCGCCGGAACGGTCTATCAGGATCGTGTAGGCGCTGCCGCCGTCACCGCCAAGACCACCTTGGAGGGCCTCGGAATCAAATTTATCACCGCTACCCCTGCCGTAACCCGGCCTGATGACACCTGAGAAGGAGGCGAATAGAAATGGCTGATCGCTTTGAAAACGGCATCTTCGGCATGATTCGCCCCGAAGATTGGCTCCAGATCGGTTACGATGTCGAACGCCCCAACGATCCCACATCCGAACTGTGGGGGGACGTGAAGACCGATAACCTTGTCGCTTACTGGGAATCCATCGCCGCCGAATACAACGTGCCCGTGATGGCCCAGTTCCACGCCTTTGACACCGAGGCGCAGAAAGCCCTCCGTGTCCCCGTCGATACCCACAACATCGAAAAAGGTCTGATCAAGGAAAAGATCGACCAGTCCGAACGGCTCCGCGCCCTGATCAACCGTGGCGTAACCAACCAGTCTGCCCTTTACGAAAAAGTCCTCCGCGATGGCTATAACCTCGCCGATCACGTGTTCACCCGCGCCATCGTCGCAAAAAACGAGGTGCTGTACACCGGCAAAATGACCATCAAGGAAAACAACCTCAACGTTACCGTTGATTACGGCGTTCCGAATGCGAACCTGAACAAGACCCTGGACTTCGGCGCTGGCGCGACCGCCCCGCTGGATGAACAGCTTCTCTCCATCGTCGGTGATTCTCAGGACAAGGGCGTACCCATCGACACCCTGTACACTACCAGCACCGACTTCAACCGCTTCCGTAAGGACACGAACATCCAGAAGGCCATCAACGGCGTTTACATGCAGGGCCAGCTCGTCCGCAACGCCGACCTCCGCCAGTACCTCGGAGAGGAATTCGGCATCACCCGTATCATCCTTCAGGACGGCGTGTACTCCAAGCCCTACACAATGGGTCAGAACGGTCGGCCCGTGACCACCAGCAACCACCTTTACCCCGTCGGCAAGTTCACCTTTGCTCATACCGGCGGCGGCAAGGTCGGCGATGGCCTGTGGGGCGATCCGCCCGAAGTCAGCGCGTCCCGGTTCATGGACGTTTCCGCTTCCGAGGTCAGCCCGTATGTTTACGTCAGCCAGTATGCTGAGAACGACCCGGCTGTGACATGGACGAAGGCTTCCGCCCTGTTCATGCCCGTTCTCTACAATCCCAACGGCCTGTACATCGCCGCCTATACCAATACGACCGGTGGCTGATGATGTATAAAGCACTTTGTGTTTTCCGTGACTTGCAGGACGGCCATCTGTATAACGCAGATGAGCCGTTCCCGCATGACGGGCGGGAGATTCCCCCGGACAGGTTGGAAGCTCTTTTAACCGGCAAAAACGCCGCAAAAAGGCCCCTCATTGTCAGGGCCGGGGAATTTACCGAGCCGGACGTGAAAACGCCGCAGAAGCCAAAAAAACGCACTAAAACGAAGGAATAAAGGCGGTGAGAGACGATGCTCCAGCAGGTATGCGAACAAATCCATAATTTCTTCATCCAGAAGCCGAATCCCGGCACGTATACCATCTCCGGCGGCGTCCTCTCTCCCCTCCCGGCTCTTTGGGAGGGCCAACGCTTTTGGATCGTCGGCAGTGCGCTCAACGACGGCGTTTACACCTACCATGCCGCCGGTATCACGGATGATGATGAAGAATCGTCTGCTTCGCTGATGGACGAAACCTTTTCCGGCTCCGTGTGCGCTCTGGCTGTCCCCCGCGCCGTCATCGATCTCGCAAAAGATATCAAGGACTGGAACGAAAAATACGCCGATGCCCTGAACAGTCCTTACCAGTCCGAGGACGTGATCGGCGTTTATTCCTACGAAAAAATGACCGCCAGCAAAGTAAACGGCGGCAATAGCATCATCAGCTGGCAGGATCAATTTGCCAACCGGCTGAAACCATGGAGGAAGGTGAGCCTGTGAATCTGCTGGAAAGTATGATGGACAATTGCACGATCTTGGATCGTGTCACTTCCTCCGATGGGGTTTTGGGTCTTGTCAGCGCATGGCAGGACGGCGCGACCTTCAAAGCGACCATCATCAAGGATAACACCACCGAGGCCCATATCGCCGAACAGCAGGGGATCAAGCAGATTTATACCGTTGTCACCCAAAAGGGCTTCGGTCTGTGGTATCACGCCGTATTCCGCCGGGACAGCGACGGACAGATCTTCCGCGTCACCAGCGAACAGCGTGACAGTGAGGCCCCGGAAGCCAGCACCATAAAAATCGGCAAAGTGACCGCCGAAAGGTGGGTGCTGCCGGATGCTTAAAGCCGCGCAGACGCTCGCTGAGTTTTTCGGCGGTTTCGGCCTTCCCGTATATCAGGAAGAGGACGTGCCCGACACCGCGACCCCGCCTTATATCACGATCCCGCTGAAAGAACCGGACTGGCGGTCTCAGGCTTCCTACCAGTTCTCTATCTGGTATCGCACTACCACGAATCTGCCGCCTATCAGGAAAGCGGACGAAATCCTCGCCGCCGTACACGAGGGCGTGCGTCTGTACTTTGACGGCGGGCTGTTGGTTCTCAGGATCGACAGCGACACGCCCACGCAAATCATGGTCGACGGAGATTACCGCTGCGCCCGTGTCTCCCTCGTCCTCAACGCTTACAATCTTCCGGGCGAATAACCCGGAGAAAGGAGAAAACAATGCCCGCAGGAATGACTACCAACCTGACCGCCGCCGGTTTTAAGAAGCTGATTCTTAACGCCGGTGCTTTTGTGGCCGGTTTTGATCCTTCCACCTATGCCACCGTTGCCGATCTTAAAACGGCCCTCGCTACCGCTCTTGCCGATAACACGAAGAATCTCGGCATGACGCGGGGCGACAGTTCTTTTAACGTCACCCGCGAAATGCGTCAGGTGGAAGCGAACGGCGTTCGTTACCGCTTTGTCGGCGACACTTTTGTCGACAGCTCCGATGCCTACCTGTCCACCACTTTAATTCAAGTTGGCGAGCCGGAGGTGCTGAAAAACGCCCTCGGAACCGTTACCGTTACCACTTCCGGCGACAAGACTACCTTGAAGATGAAGACCCGCATCGAGGAGGGCGATTACATCAGCCATCTTTGCTGGGTCGGCGATGTGGCGGACGGCGGTCTGACGCTGATCCATCTGCTCAACGCCTTTAATACATCTGACATCAATATGTCCATCACCGACAAGGGCGAAGTCACCCTCCCCGTCGAATTCCACGCTTTCCAAGGCGACGTGGAGGACTACGATTACGCCCCCTTCGAGATTCTGTTCCTCGATACCCCTTGACCCTGACCCTATCGGGGATCACGTTAGGGTCGGGACTAACGCTTTCACCGGCGTTTGATCCAAAAACCTTGGAATATACCGTGGACGTGCCGCAATCTTTAGCATCTTTGTCTGTTGCGCTGGCATTTAACGAGGGATCAACTCTTGGAAAACCTCGATATGTTGGGCAAACGGTAAGCTATGATTATGCACAGCTTGGTTATTTCAACGAAAACGATGAAATGACTAAGATGGCGATAAAACAAGCCACCGTCACTACGACTTCCGCGGAAACCTTTGAAGCGAATCCTCAAATGCTGGATATTTCTCTTGAAGGCAGCTATATCAATGCAAGGATTGAGGTTTACAGCCCGCTTCTCGATCAGTCCAACTATTATAAAATCAGGTTCAACAGAGTATAACCACCACAGCGGGGCGGGGATTCCCGCTCCGCCATCTTTTTAGGAGGGCAAATTGAAACTATCCGAAATGACCAATGATCAGGCCGCAGAGGTCATGATCCGCCTCGCCGAACCCATCGGCGCGATCTGCGATGATGAAGAAGCCGTGAAGATGATCGACGAGTACAAGCACCGCTATAAAATGCCCCTCTTTTACGCCGTCGGCAAGATGATCCCGACCCTCGTCGGGTATTTATTGAAAAAGCGGAAGACGGAGCTTTATGAGATCATCTCCATCCTCTCCGGCAAAAAGAAATCCGAGATCGGGAAGATGAACTTCGCCGAGACTGTTTCCATCATCCGGGATTCCTACGATGACACCCTCTCCGTTTTTTTTCGCTCATCCGGCAGTGCACTCCTGAGCGCCGTCAAAAAGTCGTCTGCCATCTCCTCCGCCACGGCTGGCACGGCTGGTACGCCCTGAGATGCCTGCTGGATGAAGACGAGAAGCAGCGGAAGTATAACGATTATGTCGCCATCGTCCAGTCCCTTATAGGCCAAGTTCTCTGCGCCTACATGGGCGGGGAATGGCCCTTGCCGAACTACGGCGAATTCATGTACCCCGAACGCTACAAAGAAGACACGCAATCCTATGAGGAAATCCGCCAATCCCTCATCGCACGTCTTACCCAATAAACAAGGAAAGGAGGCGGATCAATGGACGCATTTACGCTGGTTGCGCGGCTGACGCTGAACAAGCAAGAATTTGAAACCGGCATGGCGCAGATCGAAGGGGATCTGAAAACCGATAAATTTACCAGTCCCTTCGGCGCATGGGGTGTCACGGTCGGCAATCTTGCGTCTCAGGCTTTTACAAGGGTTTTCCGTACTGGTGTCAATTTTGCCAAATCCATGCTCACTACCGGCATGAATTTTGAAGAAATGATGAGCTACGTCGAATCCGTCGCCCACCCTACCGAAAAGCAATTCCAGGCCCTCAACGAACGCGCCCAGGAACTCGGCGCTTCCACAAAATTCACTGCCACCGAAGTTGGCGAAGCCTTTTACTACATGGGTATCGCTGGCTGGAAAACTGAAGAAATGCTCGCCGGTATCGAGGGCGTTCTAAACCTCGCCGCTGCCTCTGGGGAAAACCTCGGAACAGTTTCCGATATCGTCACTGATGCCATTACCGCCATGGGCTTGACCGCTGATGATACCGCCCACTTTGTCAATGTTCTCACTGCCGCCTCTACAAACTCCAACACCACCGTCGCCCAGATGGGTGAGGCCTTCAAATATCTTGCTACTACAGGCGGCGTTCTGGAGTACAGTATTGAGGACGTTGCTTCCGTTCTTGGTTTGCTGGCAAACAACGGTATCAAAGCCGGACAAGCCGGTACATCCATGCGTCAGATTTTAAATACCCTTATTGCGCCTTCAGACGCAGCCCGTAAAGCAATGGATGCGCTCGGCGTTTCTTTGTTTGAAGCGGGCACAGACAAAAGGAAGCCGCTTTTACAGGTGGTAGAAGAATTACGTACTATATTCAAAGACGCTAACTTTAATCTTGAAGGCTTTTCTGCAGAGGATATGCAGGAAGGCTTGGAAAAACTTGATGAATGGTACGACAAAGAAGAGAAAAAAATTCAGCAAGAGTATGACAGCGGGGCTATTGGAAAAAAAGTATTCGATTACCAAATGAAACAACTCGATAAGGCGTATAAAGATAAGTTCGCACAAACTTATGGGCCGAACGAGTGGTTTCTTGGCCAATTAAGCGATATTGGCGGTCTGCGCGGCATTTCATCCCTGTTCGCCCTGATGAACTCCACGGACGATGACGTGAACCAGCTCGTGGATGCCGTCAACAAAAGTTCCGAAGGTCGCGGCTCTGCTGCCGAAACGGCCCTTATCATGCTCGACAACCTTAAGGGCGATGTTACTATCCTTAACTCTGCTATTGACGGCCTCAAGCTTGCGATGTTCGATGAAGTCAACCCCGCTGCTCGTGATTTCGTCCAAATCCTGACAAAAGGCGTGACGAAGGTCACTAACTTCATCAAGCACGGCCAGCTCGAATGGACTGCCGAGGATGAGAAGAATGAATCCATTGGCAACGCCGAGGCCGCTGCCGCCGAGGGCCAGGGCATCGTTTCCTACATGGATACGCTGATCCAGAAGTACGGCGAGGCCGCCACGAACTCCGGCGAATGGGCCGACGCGATGGCCCGCCTGCAGGAGCTTTTCCCCGACATCAACGGGGCTATCAAAGCCGAAGGCGATAACTTAAAAGAAACCACCGAGAGCATGCGCCAGCACATCGAGATGAGCAAGCAGAAGGCCATCGAAGACGCAAAGCGCACCTACCTCGCTGATCTCCAAAAGCAGTACAACGACAACCAGGTGGCCCTCGGAAAGCTGGAAGTCGGCCAGGACTACGCCATCCAAACCCAGCTCCAGGATGCCCGCCGCATGGCCGAGATTTATCTGAGCAACCGCCAGTCCGCAGAAGCCATGTTCGGCCAGGGCTACCGCGCTACAACGGATGAATTTGCCGCCTATAACACCGTCGAGGAAATCGTCTCCGCCCTCCAGTCTGGAAAGGTCGGCCTTGACAGCTTCATGGCCTACCTCGAAGCCTCCCAGGATGAGCTCGACCTTCCCACCCTCCAGGCCCTCCGCAAGCAATACGAGGAATCCCAGACCACCTACGAAAGCAACGAGCAGCAGATCAAGGCCCTCACCGATGAGGCCATCAACCTGCAGACCCAGCTCTCCGTTGCCGAGGCCGCCATCGCCCGCCTCGCCGAAGCTGCTGAAAGTTCCGCCGCTGCCCTCGCCGCCACCCCCGACATCCCCGCCGATTCCGCCGAGCACGCCGCTGGTAACTGGTTCGTTCCCTATAATGATTACCCCGCCATTTTGCATCGCGGCGAGGCCGTCCTCACCGCCTCCCAGGCCCGCCAGTTCCGCGAGAACGCCTCCGCCGCGAACATCGATATTTCCGCCCTGACCTCCGCCATCGTCGGGGCCGTTCAGGAGGGCCTACGCGACGCACAGGTCAACGCCTATCTCGATGGAAACCGCGTGACAAGGGAAGTGAGCCGGATCATGAACGATCAGATGATGTTAGCGAGGTGATGGCATGAAAACCCGTTATGAAGTATTCCTGAATGATATTTCCCTTTCCAGCCTCAACGAAAATCTCGCCATCACCGATATTTCCTACCCAGCCCCGTCCATTGAACACAGTGTTTCACAATACGCCGGACGGGACGGCGGTTACGTTTCCGGCAGCAGGAAATCGGAAGCTGTCGTGGTCGTTTCCTTCGAGCTTCACATTTATAACACGCAGGAACGCCAAGCCGCCTGTCAGGAGGTCATTTCGTGGGCAAAAAACGGCGGAAAACTGCAAACCTCCGACCGCGTAGACCAGTATTTCCAATGCGTCTGCCGCAAGCCCCCTTCCATTGAAAGCGCACTCAAATGGACGGACACGCTGACCGTGGAATTTGCCGCCTACGCCATCCCTTACTGGCAGTCCGAATTTGCGTCAGAAGCGGCTTTATCCGGGGCTGATGCTTCCGGGGCAGTATTTGTACCGGGCAACGGTAAAACCCGCGCAGACGTTAAAATAACCGCCTCTGCGGCCATTTCCAGCATCACCGTCGGTTTTGGTTCTGCTTCCATCACTCTTTCCGGCCTCACCGTCTCCGCCGGGGATGTGATCACCTTTTCCCATGACGAGAACGGAACCCTCTATATCAAGCAGGGAACCGTCTCCCTCCTGCTCCACCGCACCCCGGCTTCTTCCGATGACCTTGAAGCCGACTGCGGAACTATCCCTATCTCTATCACCGCTTCTTCCTCCGTCGAAGCCGTTTTCAGCGCAAAGGGGGTGTGGAATTGAATGTAATTTCCCCGATCATCCTTGATTCTTCCGGCAGCGTCCTCCGCCGGATCGCCCCTGTGGACGTGTCCCTTGATCTCCAGCTGGAGCCGCTTTCCAGCGCGGAGATCGAGCTGAAACCCGGCGATACCATCCCGGAGCGTTCCTGGGTCTCCGTGTACACAGAACATGGCCTCGCCGGAATCTTCCGTTCCCGCCCCCAGCGGGACAGATACGGCGAGCGATCCTCCCGCGTCTCCCTCGTTCACGGGGCCTGTGAATTAAACGACTACCTGACCACGAAGGGCGGAGATCAGGAACAAGACCCCGCCAACATCGCCATCGCCTATATCATGCAGTTTTATTTAGGCACCCACTGGCGGCTCGGAACCGTTTCCGCTACCTCCTCCGTCGTCTACCAGCTCAACGGCTCCGGGGTTTTGGATGCTATCACCGAGATCATGGAGCAGTTGCCCGGCTATATGCTGGTCTTTGATCAGTCCGTCACCCCGTGGACTTTGAACGTTCTCCCCCGCCCGGAGACCGTTTCCGCCGAGGGCCGTCTTTCCCGCAACATCTCCTCCGTCGAGATCAGCCGGGATGATTCCTCCCTCTGCACCCGCGTTTACTACGGCGAAAATGATCTCTTTGTCGAGGATGCGGCAGCGATCCAAAAGTACGGCGTGATCGAGTACCGCATCACAGAATCCGGCCTGGAGACTTCCCAGCTCGCTGCCATCGCGCAAGCTTATCTGGACAACCACAAGACATCGAAGCTCTCCGTCTCCATCTCCGCCATCGACTTTTATAACGCTACCGGCGAACCCCTCGACCGCATCACCCTTGGTTCCAAGTACCGCCTCGCCATCCCTGACGCTGAAACTGAAGAAAACCGGGTGATCGAGGCCATCATCTGTTCCATCCATTACGACAGCGTTTTCAGTAACAACCCGCAAATCACCCTCGCCTCTGACCCGGATACCATCATCACCTTCCTAAAAAAGCAACGCCGCTCCGGCGGTTCCGCCCGGCAGATCGCAAAGGAGGAAGCGGATAAGCAGTACCAGCATTGGGTGACGGAGAACGACGTGTACAAGCGCTCGGTTTATAAAATTATGGGTGTGATGTACGACGAAAACGGAAACGTTATCTATCAGACCGATCCCGTGACAGGGGAAGTGATCGTCGACGATGCCGGAAATCCCGTCCCTGTCTATAACCCGGAAAGCGACGGCAGCATTGCCGGACAAGTCACCGAAAGCGCGACCAGCCTTGAAACCCTGTACACCAAAACCGGGGTCAGAACCCTTCCGTCCGGCGAAACCAGCATCGTCTCATACACAAGCAAAGTGAAGCAGACTGCCGACAGCATCAAATCAGAAGTCGAAGCCGCCCGGGACGGAAAGACATCCCTCAAAAGTAGGATCGATCAGGAGGCGGATAAAATCGGCCTTTTCGTTGAATTGAAGAACGGCCAGTATGTCATCAAAAGGGCCGGGATTATCGCCGCCATCAATGAGGATGGAACCAGCACAACAACCATCAGCGCGGACAAGATTGATCTTGAAGGATATGTGACGGCTGATCAAATCTTCGCTACCGATACCACTATCGGGCAGTATTTAACAGCAAACAACGCGATTTTCCAAACCAAAGTAAAAACTGCCGCCTTGGAAGCGACAAACGGTGCAATTATTGAAAGTGGCTTGGAAGTCTCCGACGGTAGCACCCTGACAGGCGGTGTAACGGTTGATAGTTTGACTGTTGGCTATCCTGCTTCCTCCGGTTATAACCTGACAAAAACCATTCTCGGCGGAATGGTAAAGGACATTACGCTCAACTCAACCACAAACGTTCTGACCATCACTAAGTTTAACGGCGACATTATAAATTTTAGTAAAGCCGCTTCACCCGGAAACCTGACAGGCTCGTGGAGCGGCGCGGTATACACCGTCACGAACGGTTCTCAGAATTGGACGATTGACTTTGATCCTACTGCCGCTTCCGATGCGACGTGGGCTACGGAAATCGGCACGGGAACCGTAAGCCAAACCAACAGTAAATGGCTTGACTTCCCGCTTTATATCGGTTCCTATAATCAGGGTGGGCAGATGACCCATAACGTGACGATCAGCAAGAGCATCAACGCAACCGCAGTATATACAGCAGGGCAAGATTCCGTTGTTTCCACATTCAGCACAGCTACATCAATTCCGCCCGGCGTAACTGCAACAGATTTGTTAAAAGGCACAATCCGCCGCTATCATGTTACAAAAGACGGGACAGATGTAGTGGACAGTTACTTCCGGGTTCCCAACTACAGCGCAACCCTGACCCCGGCCTCCACCAGCGGAGCAAAAACAACGCTTTCCGATGGCGTGTACGGCCTTTACGTGACGAAGGACGGTACTGCGGAACAAACCCCGATTGCCTATTATGAAGTTCAGTCATCGTCCGTTATTACTTCCCTCGACATCACGGAAGTCGGTGAAACACCCTATAACGCTTCCACAGCGCCGGAAGTATCTGTAGCACACGGCAGATATTACATTGCCTCCGCCGGAAGCGAACAGAAAAAATTCCACATTCCGGCTGGATCTGATGTAGACGTTGTCAAAGGAACGTGGACAAGGCAAAGCAACGGAGACTATAAATGCAAGTTCTCCCCTGCTTCCGGCAACGGTGCTTCCAAGTACGCTCAGATCAACATTACACCCTATATCCCACTTTCTGTATCTGACAACATTACAAATCAGGGTATCTACTCCGTCCACGACACATACGGCGGAACCGCTGTCGGTGCTGTTTCCTTCTACGTTCAGCAGCATAATAATTACGCATACGTTACCACGAACAGCAGTACGCCGAGCGTCACTACAAACGCCCTTGCCCGTGTCCGGCTACAGGGTAGCGACATCGCAGAGCCAAGAAACGTTAAAACAATTTCCCCCGTTTCACTGACCAGCGATCAGACAACCACGTCTGATCATACCGTGACCGTGACCTATGACGATAACGATACCAGTTCAGCTACAGTGACCGTGGACGCTTCCGCTATTACAGGCGTGACACAAAGGATAGCGACAAACCTTGAAAATACAATTGTACTGTCCGCATCCGATACAAGCACGGTTACAAAGCAAAACCTGATCGTCAACTATGATGATGATTCGAGTACCAACACGTTTACCGCTGTTATCAACGCCTCCGCTGTTTATCAGCAAGGCAGAACGGACGGGGCTGGGCAAGTTGTAACAGGCCATATCACAACCCTTGGAACGCGAGTAGTAGACGGCTCCACACAATCCTATGATCCGAACACACACAAATATACAATTCATGCTTATGCTTCAGGAACAAACATCGATAACGAACCATACTATCAGGATATTATACTTCCTGCAACCAGAGCATATAATCAAGGCGCACAGGAATCAGTAACAGGGTTCAGCTACCAAGGCACAGCAATCGGAAATGTTCAAGACAACCACGAAGACGGAACTATAACAGTCTCCGCATTGAACGGGTCTACAACGCTGAGAAGTGATACGCTGGGTGTATATCTGGTTCAGGGGTCTTGGAACTCATCCAACAGAAAAGCCGTCAACATAAGAATGAGCGACGGATCAAACACACTAATTGCAAGAACGTGGGTTGATGCACCATCCGTCAGCCATAATATCACAGCAGGATCGCCCGTAGCCCGTGTAGGTTCTACTGGTAGCCGTGTGTATATGGGAAGTATAACTTTGTCACACCTTTCAACAAATTCATGGATTTCTGTACCGATTTCATGCGGTGGAGAAAGCAAAACATTTTATATCGATATCAATTAACAAGGAGGCTACTATGAACACTGAACTTCACGTCACCGACCGCATCGACAATGTCCTGAACATCCTGAACGCCATGAAGCTTTCCGGCTTCGACCAGTGGAACCCGGTCTGCGAGGCCATGAAACAGCTCGCGGCTTTGTCTCAGGATGTACAGAAGTACGAAAAAGACCACGAAAAGGATCAGGAACAGCCCGAAGAAGCGGAAGCGTAACCCTTCCGCCAGAAAGGAAGTGAGATGATTGGCAGACGTTTACTGCATCGTCCGAAGGACGGTGAAGATCACCGAAGAAGCGCCGGTCGTGACGCTCAAACGTCCGCTTGCCTACGACAACGCCTACGCCCACGCCGTAGAGGTCACCCTGATCAACGATGACGATACACCGGCTGACCTGACCGGAGCTGGTGTAGTCGCTACCATGCTCAGAGCGGACGGCAGAGGTGTTTCCCCCATCAGCGGCACGATCACCGGGAACATCGCACAGGTCATCTTTCCCCCGGCCTGTTACGTTGTCCCAGGCAGGATCAAGCTGACCGTCAACCTTGCCAAGCCCACTTCCCCCGCCGGAGTGGATGCATTCAGCACAAGCACCGCTTATTCCAAGGGCGATCTCGTTGTCGTAAACGGTGTCGTGTACCGCTTCACGGACGATCACCCGCAGGGAGAATGGACAGGCACAGACGCAACCCCGGATTCGACCGTCAGGACGATCCTCTGGGTGGAAGGACGGGCGGAGCGGAACACCAGCGATGTAATAGTCGATCCCGGCTCTTCCTATGGAATCACTGCCGCCATCGGGGAAGCGAACGCCGCCGCCGCTTCTGCGACACAGGCGGCAACCAGAGCCAATGCAGCCGCAGAAAGAGCGGAGCAATATGGGGATTTCATAGAGGAAGACACAGACGGAATTGTCTTTATCACCTGAAAGGAGGCGTAAAAATTGGAAATCAGTTTACCTCGCGGCGATATCCGACCTGTTCGGTTTATTATCCGTAGCCCTGACGGCGGTGAACACAACACGGTCAGTGATTTCGACGAAATCTATTTCACTGTCAAACAAAATTTTCGCATGAAGACCTTTTTGTTTCAAAAGCGACTGACCACAAACGAAATCGTCTTGCAGGAAGACGGAAGCTTCCAATTTACAATCCAGCCTCAAGATACAGATAATTTGATGTTCGGCACGTATTGTTTCGATATTGAGGTCGTAAAGGAAGGAGAAATCAAGCAGACATTTGTCGGCAATCTGATTCTGACTGAAGAAGCGACCTATTCCGAAAACGAGGGATAATGTAGCGTATGAAAAACTTATCCTTAGAACTGAAAGCGGCATCAAACCTTGACTGCAAGTTGAATCCGAGCACTACTTTGGAACTGACATCGGCGACACCAATTATGGCTGGCACTTCCAACTACGAACGCCTGAAAAACCTCCCCCAGATCAACGGTGTTACGCTGATTGGAAACAAGACCCCGGCAGACCTGCACATTGTCAGTGAAAATACATCGGCTGGGTGGGACGAGGACAGGCTGTACATTCCAAAGGCCGGAGAAATTTGTATGTTTTCCGACACCGGAAAGATCAAAATCGGGGACGGAGTTGTGCCAGTTGTCGATCTCCCGTACATCGCTCAGTCGGATTATGATGCCGTGATGGACGAATTGCACGAGCACACACAGAACCATCAGATACATGTTTCCCCGGAAGACCGGGAACGCTGGAACAATAAATTAAACTATGAAATCGTTGACGGTGAGTTGATTTTCAACCGTCTATGAAAGGAGTAAACAACTATGCCAGATATCAGCAAAATTACTCTTCCCTCTGGTGTAACTTACAACATAAAAGACGAAGTTGCACGTCAGACCGCCGCCGGTGGTATTCAGCTCAAAGGCGTGACTACGACCGCCCTGACGGATGAAGCCACGACCAACCCCATCAAAATCGGCGGGAGCGATTATACAGCCGTCAATCAGGATGCTGTATTCTACGGCAAGAAGGAGTTCATCTTTGACGGCACAAAGTGGCACGAGTTTGGTGACATGTCCGGCCTTGGTGCTTTAGCGACCAAGGATACGGCCTCGGCGTCCTATAAGCCTGCCGGTACGGTTAGTCAGCCGACCTTCACTGGCAACAACATGACCAGTACCGGAAGCTTCACCCCGGAAGGCACAGTCTCCAAGCCAACATTCAGCGGAACGGAAGGAAACCTGTCCGTCAGCGGTACTCCTGCCGGAACTATCAGCAAAGGAACTGGAACCGCTAACTATACACCGGAAGGCTCCGTTTCCACGCCTACCATCACCGTCACCCCGAATACCGTCAGCAAGTATGTGGCGGGAAGTGCTACCGGCGGCGGTGCGGTGACTGCCGGAACAGCGGCATCCTGCACTTTACCTGTGATGACTACATCCGTTGCCAATGAGGTGCTGACCATCGGCTGGACTGCCGGGTCGTTTACGGCAAACACCCCGACCGCTGTGACCATGCCAACTTTCGCCGCACAGACCATTGCTACGGGCATTAAGAGCGCCACTTCTACCCAGCCATCGTTCACCGGTACGGGGGCGGAACTGAAGTTCACTGGTTCTGCCATGACCAGCACTGGCAAGTTTACTCCGGCCGGGAGCGTCAGCCAGCCCACGTTCACTGGTGAAAGTGGAAGCGTGTCCGTCACCGGGAAACCCACTGGAACTGTCAGTAAGCCGACCTTTGACGGCACTCAGGCGACCATTACTGTCTCCTGATAAATTGAGCATAATGCTCAAAGAAAGGAGACTGCGATGGCTGATATTTCAAAAATAAAACTGCCGAATGGAACGGAATATAATATTAAAGACAGCACAGCATTACATACTCCGTTAGTAATCATGTCAACAAATCCGTTTACAGAAAGTACAGAGCATGGCGCGTCTGGATTATACATTCCAAAGATTGACAATGCTTTATATTGTGCGGATAAACGTTTTAACGTAACCGTTTCTGGAGATTATATAAATTTCGATGGAAATCATTATTTGTTCGACGGAGATTATGATAATGGTGGAACAGTATTTCGAGTAGGAAACGATAAAACCGTTGTCATTACAATTGACTTCTCAGAATTGCCATCACAAAAATTTCCGGGCTATCCATACGGTTACATTTATGTCTCTTTCTATTATATCTGTAGACCAAAGTCTATAACAGGAAGAGTATACAACAATTTTACACAGCAAGGCATTGGCTGGAAAGAAATAAGTTTTAACAGATGCTTCGGAAGCGTGTATCGGGCCATAAATAATTACTATGGATTGCAGACGATCGAAATAACAGTTACTGGTGATGGGTCAAATAGCTATGGTTACACATCAATCGTAGAAATTGATATGCACCTGAACAGACCAAATTCATCTGGTATGCCTTTTTTGAGCAAATACAATGCGGAAACGTTATATTATGATCTGACTGCACCAAAGTTCATAGGCTCCGGTGAATCGCTCACAAATCTAAATGGTTCCAGCATCACCTCAGGAACGGTTGCCGAGTCTCGAATCGCCACTTTGCCAGCGACTAAAATTACATCCGGAACTTTTGATGCCGCCAGAATTCCAAACCTTGATGCCGGAAAAATAACGTCTGGAACACTAAGTGCTGATCGCATCCCGTCATTAAACGCCTCCAAGATTACCGATGGAACCCTGTCCGCAGATCGTCTGCCCACATCCGGTGTAACTGCCGGTTCCTATGGCCCAAACGGGAACCAGTCTCCTACACAGGGTGGAACCTTCAGTGTACCAAGCATCACAGCGGATGCAAAGGGCCGGGTGACAAGCGCGTCAACCAAAACTGTTACGCTTCCGACCTACTCTACCGCTACGTCCTCTGCGAATGGCCTGATGAGCGCCACGGACAAAAGTAAACTGGACAGTATGACAACAGTTCCTATAGCAAGCGGTCTGAATATGACTGAGGGAACGGACGGACTAATATTCACTTACGTCAGTTAAAAAGGAGATGAATATATGGCAATCGTAACGAGCAACGAATATGATCACATTGACGTTGTGAACGGATCGAATACAAACCGGCATTATATTAAGGATATGACAGCAAGAAATAGTATAGAAGATTTAAAGGGCGCTTTGGTAAATGCAACACAATACACAGCCAATTATATTGATGGGTATTATGTTGCCCGTGACGGTTCACTTGTCGCTGACCCAGATTGCTGTGTATCTGAGATGATACCGATTGCGGCTATGTCTCCGAGATCATGCGCGTTTTACTTTGGTGAAAGCAACGGAACAAAAATGAACATCGTCATTTATGGTGAGGATGGAGCTTTTTTGGACTATTGGGGCGGGACAAGCGGAGCATCAAGAAGTATCTCCAATATACCTACTACTGCCAAATATGCCAGAATGAGTTTTAAACGTGGTTATAAAGGAAAACTTACATCAAGCAATGGGTTTGTTTACTGGGAAGCAAAAGAATTTAATACTCTTTCAACAGCCACAGTAGGATATGCAACGAAGAACCGGAACAATACTAATAACGGCGCTATGGGTTCTACTTCGGTAGTGTTGGAACAAAATTCAATCAAGAATCCGTCCATTGTGTTTTATGGCAAAATCGGAACATTCGATAGCCTGAAAATCGGTGTTGGTGCTGATGCTACATATACTGAATACCTCGAAATCGATAGCAATAACATAACGCTCCACGTTGGCACATCAGCAGGGAGTTCAATTCCGCACGGGCTGACGATTTCTGAGTATTTATCTGTAATTATCAATATAAAACCGAATTGCGATTATACGATTATACTGAATACGTTGGGTGGCATATATACACGGGATATGGTTTATCCGAATCCTTGGATAGGGAATAAAGGTTCAATTTTTGCACAGGCCGGAAGCAAAGACACTTTCACAACGTACAGATTCACATATAGCGCCGATTTCAATAAAACCAAATGGTTGTTCGGTGACAGTTACATCACTAATTATTCTGATGCGCGATGGCCGTATTACGTTCGCGTGTGGGGGTACGACAACACCCTTCTTAATGGGTATCCAGGCGAAAATTCAAATGATGCGTTTCAAGATTTCCTTGCGTTGATACAACACGGCTCACCCAAATATGTTGTGTGGTGCGTTGGAATGAACGACCCCGATTCAAGCACAATAAATGCGGATTGGTTGAGGTGTGTTCAGAATGTTATTTCTATCTGTCAGCGCAGAGGAATTGAGCCGATTCTTTCAACGATTCCGAATGTGCCGAACATCCTGCACACATATAAAAATGCATGGATAAAAAACGATAGTGGATGCCGTTATATTGATTTTGCCGAAGCTGTCGGGGCTGAAAGCGCAAATTCCACATGGTACACAGGATGCCTTGAAGAGGGGACTTCCCGAATTCATCCAACTGTAGACGGTGCAAGGCTATTGGCTGTAAGGGCATTAACAGATTTTCCTGAATTTATGCAGAAATAAAGGATAATTTAAATAACACAATAAATCAATATGAGGAGGTGGTCTGATGTACATATCTGTCCGCATCACACGGGACGAAAACGCCGAGTATTTCGGTGTGGAAGTCGGGGACGTGGTGAAAGTCCCCTTTGAGCAGTACGTTGCCGGGGTGGTCGCTTCCGAGGTCGGTAACAGCGCATTGGAAGTCTGCAAGGCGCAGGCAATCGCCAGTAGGACTTTTGCCGTCAGCAAGGGCGTACTGGACGGGAAAACGATCAGTGACGCTTCCTCTACCGATCAGGCGTATCGGGCAAGCCGGATTCCTTCCGGCCTCTACCCGAACGCTGAGAACGGCACGAAGCAGACCACCGGACAGATTCTTACTTATAACGGAAAGCCAATCAATGCCGTTTATTACGCCAGCAACGGCGGAAGAACGGTCAGCAGTCAGGAACGCTGGGGCGGTGTCAGACCGTATCTCATCGCACAGGATGACCCGTGGGACGACAGTACTAAGCGAACAGGACACGGCGTGGGGATGTCTCAGCGTGGGGCGAAGGCAATGGCAAAGGCTGGGAAAACGTATAAGGAGATACTGGCGTTTTACTATCCGGGAACGAAAATCGAAACCATCAAACAAGAAGATGAAAACGCTGGCATTCATCCTAAAACAAACGGATTGACCATAGAAGATGTTATCAAAGAACTGGTTTGTCCGCTTTTAGGCACATGTTCAAAACTTGTTTCTGTTATTGACAAACTTCTCAAAATGGAAGGAAGGTGATTGATTGCACAGGTCGGATTACGACAGGCTTTACAGAATATGGAAAGCCATGAGGTCACGGTGCAATAACCCAAACACCAGCGAGTATCACAGGTACGGTGGAAGGGGAATAAAAGTCTGCCATGAATGGGACGGCTACTTTTCCTTCCGAGATTGGGCTTATCAAAATGGATATAACGATACGTTGACGATTGATAGAATTGACAACAATGGGAACTACTGCCCGGAAAACTGTAAATGGTCAACGATTGTAGAACAACAGCAGAACAGATGCACGAGCCACATGATTACATATAATGGGAAAACGCAGAATTTGACGCTTTGGGCAAAAGAGTGCGGTGTAGCAAGAAAAACCATAAGAGAAAGGCTAAAAAAAGGATGGCCTGTGGAACAGGCATTAAAGGGGGTGATATAATGGTAGCTGCCGCAAAGTTTATTGACAAGGTCTGGATTCCGCTCAATGACGGATGGGGCTACATTCTATCTATGGCACTTGGGGAAGCCTATGGACGGAAGCCAAACAACAGGCCGCGACCCGTGAGCAGACAAAGAAATATGGCGCAAAGTGGATTGGTCACATGGTCACAGACTGTTCCGGTCTTGTCCGCTGGGCATTAAACGAACTTGGCGAAAAAATCGTTCACCATGCCACCTACCAGTACACGGACTGGTGTAAAAACAAAGGTAAACTGGTAGACGGTCAGCGGACGGACGGCAATCCTATCCTGCCCGGAACGCTGGTGTTTCTGCAAGGCAATCAGGAGAAAATTCATCACGTCGGCGTGTATGTCGGTGATGGAATTGTTATCGAGGCGAAGGGAACACAAGCCGGGGTCATTACGTCCGGCCTGGAAAAATGGGATCATTGGGGAGAGTGCAAATTGATTGACTATACGAACGCCGCCGAATTGGACGGCTATGTCCCGGAGCAAAAGCAGAATGACGTGCTGTTCAAGGGAGAAGTGGACAACCCGAATACCTGGCTCAACGTCCGCTCTGGCCCCGGAAAGCATTATCCCGTCCAGTTCCAGGTGCAGAAGGGTACTATTGTAGACGTGCTGGCTGAATCCGGCGAATGGTATCAGATTCGTTCCGGCAGTCGTATTGGCTGGGCATCTGCTGAATATATCCTTCCACTTCCTGCGGAAGAGCCGGAAGCACCTATCCTGCCCGATGATGATACAGACGGAGACTACGACGATGACAAGAACAAGAACGATGACATTGTAATTAAATCGTCTATCATTACGGATTTAGAAAGCGTCCTGTCCGGTCTGTCTGACCTTGAAAACAGGGTAGCCGATATACTGAGGAGGTTGTGATATGCCGGTATGGGTCATCGTTGTGATATGCGCTGTCTGCATTGCCGTCGTAGAGTGGCTGATTCTGTTAGGCAAAAACAAAAGGCTATGACTAACTCTCCATGTAAAGGCTGTGAGCGAAGGACGGCCCGTCCGAACTGTCACGCAACCTGTCAGGACTACAAAGATTTCGTGATTGAGCGGCAAAAATATCACGATGAGCGGCGAAAACAGTCTGTCATTGCCGA